CTTTCGTTGCGATAAGTTAAAGGAGAAGATTAAGAACTACAAGGAAATGTGTGAGGATATGAAAGCGGATATGTGCAAAACTAACGATAAAGTTCTGTATGATTACTTGAACAAGTTGTTGAAAAAGTATGCTACTGCAATTTTTGAAAATGGAATTTCTTGGAATATATTTGATAAAAAATCTCATCCTACTAAATCAGAGGATGATAAACGCTATTTGGTAAAAAGAATAGAACCTTGCGATGGCTCAAAAGTAATATTCGTTAGTAAATATTATGATTATAATGACTGGTATTCTCTTGATATTATTGAATGGGCAAGAATTGACCATTTGTATTGATTTAGAGAAGCCAAGCAATTCTTGGAGGAAGAAAATGTTATTCCAAAGGAGAATGAATAAATGCAGAAAATAGGAAAACTAAAACAGTTAAAAGGTAAATGCCCTAACTGTGAGAACAAGTTTATCGCAACTGCCGATGATTTCATAATGACTGAAAATGTACAGTATAAAACATTATTGCCAATGGTACAGTGTCCTTATTGTAAGACCTATCTGTATAAATCTTGTGGATTCTTTGGCGAAACAATTTGGGAAGAACCTTATTGGGATTTCAAGATTAAGAAAGGAGTGGATTATGTTTGAGGAAGAAGCAGAAGAATGGGTAAAAGAAAATATGGACTGTTGTAAAACAGACAATTCTGTAAATCAACCCATTCCGTATTTTGATGAAGAAGAAAGATGTTGTGCTAAAAGTGCTTTCAAAGACGGCGCGGAGTTCGGCTATAACAAGGTCAATGAAAAGAAGTATTCGTGCACTCAAATGACGGCTCTCTTGTGTACAGCAACAAAGTCGCAAGTGTGTCAGTAGAGCTTAGTGGTATTTATGTATATGAACACGAAGAGGTATCAGAATGATTTACAAAAGCAATTTTGATGGACAATGGCATAAGGTAAATCCTCACTATGTTCCATTCGGCGCGGAACAAACCCACATAAGGCGCGAGCTGTTTAACTCTGGTATTTTCCGCGTAGGCAAGAATGAGGACGACTATTACTTGTTCGTTAAGGATTGGTCGATAGGATGCTGGTCGCCAGGAGATAGTGAAAAGGCTCGTTTGCTTATAGGCAGCGCTTTCGATACATATTTCGCATTGACGAGGTGCAAGAAATGGTAGTAGGTACACCAGTACGTGTCATAAAAACAGGTCAGATGGGCCACGTGGTTGGTCCTTCTAAGGATGGCAAACTTTATGTCAACATTGGTAACAAAGGTTGGTTTAAGTTTGATATCGAGGAGTTAATATATGAGTAAGTTCGGTCTTATTTGTTATTGCTTGGCACTTGTTGTCTTATTTATAATGGCATATTTAGGAGTTGAACAATGGTAGACGTCAGTAACTGGAATACATTATTTAATCATCAAAAGATGGCCATCGACAGATTCAAGGATGAAAGCGCGATTGCCTTGTTCTTTGACCCTGGTACAGGTAAAACTCTTACCTCATTGTCGATTGCTGAATATAAATTCAAAACCGGGCAGATTGATTCTTTGTTGGTTATTGCACCTAATAAAGTACATAAGCAATGGGCTACTGAAGAAGTACCTAAGTGGATGTCACAGGTACCTACTGTGGTACAATGGCGCAAGAACAAGAAACTATTTTGGGTAGCGGACCGCTTAAATATCGTTTGCACAAACATCGACCAGTTTTCAACGAAAACTCGTTATATGGAATATGTTGAATGGGCTAATGCTCATAAAACAATGATTATTGTTGACGAAGCAACGCGCATCAAGAATCCGAAAGCTATTCGTACACAACGCCTGTTGTATGAATTCAATGATGTCGTTTATCGGGGCCGCTCAATCTTAAAGAGTGAACCGAAAACCGTTGCACGTATTATTCTGACAGGTACTCCGGTAACAAACGGACCGTTCGATGTATGGTCTATGTTTGAATTCCTTGAACCAGGATACTTCGGTCTGAATTACTACGCGTTTCAAAATAAATATGGAATGTTCCATAGTATCGATGTAAACGGGCGCAAGATTCGTATTTTGATTAACGAAGAAAGCTGGACAGCGATTCATAATTGTGATAATTACGAAGCGGCTGCAGCTCTGTTCGGAGTTACTTACTCAACTTATGAACTAATACGTAGCCAGGAGGCCTACGAGGGCCCCTTTAGAAATGTAGACGAAATCCGTACGCGAATGCTGGATAAGGCAATGTGGGTCGACATCAGGCAGTGTGTTGATATGCCAAAGCAGGTTTACAACCGTAAGCTTTTGGATATGTCGCCGGAGCAACAAAGAGTTTATCGCGAAATGGAAAATACTTTGATTGCTACTTATAAAGATAAAGAAACAACTGCTAATTCTAAAATTGTAGCCTATATTCGTTTGCAGCAGATTGCTTCAGGCTTCATTGTAAGTCAAAATGTTCCGGATACGGAAGAAGCTTTGGAGGACCCGCCGGAGAAGGAAATCACCTGGTTCGATGAGAAACCGAAAGTAGACCAGTTGTTAAATGATGTTGAAGAGATAGTATCAGCGGAAGGTGCTAACAAGAATCAGGTTATCGTTGTAACGCACTTCAGCGCCGAAGCATCTATGTTGTTCGACATCCTGAAGGAGAAAGGCTACAAGTGTTGTTTGATGACTGGGTGGAAGACAGTAGGTTCTGTTGAAGGCTTTAAGCAACATAAGTACGACATAATGGTAGCCAACATCCGTGTAATTAAGGAAGGTCTTAACTTACAGGAACATTGTCATCATACAATCTACTACTCGAACACCTTCTCACTGGATGACAGGCTTCAGTCAGAAGCGCGTACGTTCAGAATTGGCCAAAGTGAAACGTGTATTTATATCGACTATGTAATGAAGGATACAATCGATATGAAAGTATACGCTGCGCTAAAGCAAAAGAAGAGTGTTTCAGACTATATTAAGAATACTAGCCTGGAAAGCTTCTTAACCGAGCCGGATGAAACGTTCAAGCAGGAATACAAGATAGCACAGGTCGATGATGACGTTGTGATATTCTAATTTTGATAACTGTAAAAACTGGATTTTTCTTTTGAAGGAGGATATAATATGGATTATAATAAGGAGTTTGCGGAAGCGTTCTTCGGAAAACCGGAAGCAGAAGACCGAAGCATCGAGAAGATGCTCAACAATACGCGGGATGATGCACCTACAATGAAGGTTGGAGACTTTTGGCATCAGGTGAATAATCCTCCGAGTATTCTGAAAGAACTATTCTGGGACTGGTAATGTAAAAACGTGAGAGTGGTGGTAACAGCATGAAGGACGATATACTGCTATGCACTAGGGGATGCAGATACTTAGCAGGAGCTATCGTGGCTCAGGCGTTAAAGGACCTGGAAGAACCCAAATGGAGAGATGAGGCGCTCGTTTTCTTGAACTCAGAGTATTGCTATGAGATATTGGCAGTATTAGGGGATAAAACAGGTATCCTTAGAAGTCGAATAGACAGTGCCATAGCTAGGGTAGTTGACATCAGCAGGCAAGAGCTATTCCAAGTACAGTGTTACGCACGGAATCATACTTTAATAGAGACAGCGGACCACTTCGATATATTAGAAGACGATTTGTTGTTTTATGCACAATGGAAAGGATTTACTTTTAAGCAATAATAAATAGGAGGTTTGCTATGAGTAACGAATGGATGGGTCAGGCAGTAGAAGTACCCCAAACTGCTATGGAAGAGGTTCAGAAGTATATAGCCGAGCTTCGTGCACGTCAACAAATGATGGTAGAAGCTGAGGCGGCTTTTGAAACCGCTAAAGCACACTATGAAGAGTATGCGAAGCATGTAGTTCCGGAAATTTTCTTGAAGAATGGTGTTGACTTGATTAAAACAGCCGATGGCGCCAAAGTCGAAGTTGTTACTAAAACTTCTTGTTCTATCAATAAGAATGATAAGGATAAGAACTACGTAGCGCAATGGCTTAAAGACCATAACGGTGCTGACCTGGTAAAAACGGAACTTAAGGTTGATGACAGTTACCGTGAAATATTGGAAGCCAACGGTGTATCGTTTGAAGCCAAGACTGAAATGAACACCAACAAGGTTAAGGCTTGGTTGCTTGACCAGCTCGGACAGAAAGGCGGTACTGCGCAGATTGACGTTAACGAAATTCCGAAAGAAGTTCACTTCTTCCAGTGGAATGAGATGGAGGTTTCGAAATGAAACTAATTCTTTCTAATGCAATCATCAATCTTGACAGGGTTGCGGCTATCTACGTTGAAGAAGGATACTTAAAGCTTGACGTAGGTGATTCTGCTTACATGGTAACCAACATGCCTGATAATGCTTTACAGCAGATTGCCGTCGCGATGGCAGAGGGTAAACCTTTCCTGGAAATGGAAGGTATTGTCCCTATGAATGGTGAATAAGCTGCAGGCATCGCATCTGCCGATGCGAGGACTAAGCGACAGCGAAAGTGTACATAGTAACTGTCAAGCCCAAGGCATAATGGTAGCCACGCCACCAAGAGGTGCGTGAATAGTCGTGAACGAAAGCTGAGGCCGAGTGAGTAGCGACTTGTCCCCGTAGGCTAACTGGGAGGCCACCTGGCTCTGAGGCGGATGCAGGTTCGAATCCTGCCGGGGCTCAATAACACACCGACCTAGCCGGTGGGTAAATATTATTTAGGAGGTAACGTATGAAACGTTACAGCTTTTGGGTCGTCATTCTCGCGGCGTTGAGTGTGACTATGCAGGTTGCGGCTAACCTTGTTAGCGGCAGATTGGGATTCTTCGGACCTTATTTGGCCCCGATGGGCGTATTCTTCTTTCCTTTTGTTTACATTATTTCTGATGTAACATCGGATGTCTACGGATACAGGGTATCAAGGTGGATAGCATGGTTGACAATACTTGTCCAGCTTCTGTTCGTTGGAATGATCTTGACTGTAATCAATGCAGTAAGACCTGCTCCTTTCGTACAGAACATGGACGATGCCTTGCGTCTCCTGATAATCGGTACTGCTGGAACAAGTGGTATGCTTCGAGTAATGGTAGCAGGCGTAATTGCAGCAGTTCTTGGAGGATGGGTAAATGATATCATTTTCCAATTGTTTCGACATACAGACGGAACAGGCCACTTCCTTAAACGAAAGCTGCTTAGCTCTGCAGGAGCAGAACTTGTAGATACAACAGTATTTATCACGCTTGGATTCCTTGGAACACCTGCATGGTCAATTGCAATGTATGTAATTCAATTCTGTCTTAAATATGCAGTCGAAGTTATTACATCCCCTGTTGCAAAAGCATGTGCCGCCGGTTTGCGACAAGTCGAAGGTGTGAATGTATTTGAAGACCGCAATAAGTTCAATATCTTCGGATTCGAGAAGCGTTAACCTTTAATCGCGTGGTCCCGGCGATACGGGGCAAAGAACTATTCAGAGGACCTACTAAATGAAAATCAGTAAAGACATTAAGTTCGATTGCGCACATATGCTTTCGAACTACGCGGGTAAGTGTGCCAACTTACATGGCCACACTTATCACGGAACAGTAACGCTTGAAGGCCAGGTTAAACCTGAAACAAGCATGGTCTTGGACTACAACGTTATCAAAGACGTGATTGATGAATTCGACCACGCCATCATATTCAGTGAGGCCAGACAGCGCAATGTAGCTGAGACGGAGCTCTTTCATTGGGCAGAAACTCATGGTATGCGCAGGGTTGATTTGTTCAGCGGTAAGAGTACTGCCGAGAACATAGCACTCACCATGGTGCGCATGTTCCTTGAATACTCGAATGTTGACAAAGTTACTGTACGCCTATCTGAAACAGATGGAAGCTGGGCGATAATGGAGGGTACAAAATGAAAGTAGTCGAAATCTTTGATTCAATCCAGGGTGAAGGACAATGGATGGGTGTTATGCGAACATTCGTCCGTTTTGCAGGCTGTAATCTAAAGTGTCCCTTCTGTGACGAAGCCACGAAGTATAGCCAGGCTACCGAGATGACTATTCCTGAGATTGTAGCCGCATGTAAACAAAATGGTGTCGTATTGACAGGAGGTGAGCCGACAATTCAAGCAGAGCTTCCTGCTCTTATTGATGCCTTGCACGCAGACAATCACGCCATAGCCATTGAAACAAATGGTACGAACGAAGTAGTGAAGGACCTCCGAGCCTGGATTACTTGTTCTCCGAAAGCACCAGACTATAGGGTTTGCAAGCACAATGAAATTAAGCTCGTAGTCGATGAACAGCTTACATTCGAAAAAGCAAAGGAGATTGCTGAAGCTGAAGACGAATTCGTATGGCTTCAACCTTGCGATGGTCCTGATTACGAACTGTTTCAGAAAAGTAAGCAGCGTATCATTGAATGGATTACCAAGGAACCTAACCTGTTTAGGGCGGGTATCCAATTACATAAATGGTATGGGGTGTGCTAAATGAACACAGTAGAACGAATCAAAGCAGCGGACATGTTATTGAAGACATTCCCTGCTGAAGCGATGGGCGATGGCGTTGCGCAAGAGACGCCGAAACGAGTTGCAAAAATGTGGGACGAACTTCTTGCGGGATATGAACAAGACCCGAAGGAAATTTTGTCCAAGACATTCGATGTAGACGCAGGAGGAGATGTAAATGGCAACGGAATTGTTATCGTCAAGGATATACCTTTGTTCAGCCAATGTGAACACCACCTTGTCCCCTTCTATGGAAAAGTCCACATTGCCTACATTCCTCGCAACAGGGTCGTTGGATTGTCTAAATTTGCAAGACTTGTTGAATGCTTCGGCCGCAGATTGCAGGTACAGGAGCGACTTACTAAACAAATCATGGACGCCATTGTTGGTGCACTTGACCCCATCGGAGTGATGGTAGTCATTAAAGCAGAACACATGTGTATGACAATGCGAGGTATCCAGAAACCAGGCACGCAGACAGTCACATCCCGTGTTCACGGTGTCTTCTTTGATAAGCCGGAAGCTCGTCAAGAAGCACTTGACCTATTGAAATGAACCCCGTCAGGTGGTTTTAGCACAAGCATTGTGCCGCCAAACACAATGCAGGGAAGGGAAGTTGCCTGTGACTGGCACAGGAAGTCTTCAGTAAGTTACCACCTTACTGAAGGCGTTTTGGGTGGATTAAGTCAGGTGATTGGTCAAGAAGCGAAAGCGAGGCATGACTCAGAGGTTCAATTCCTTAGCCACCCACATATTCGTTATTTAATAAGGAGGTTTATTATGGATGACGAAAAGATTAAAGAGTTGGCTCAGGCGACAGGTTTGTCTGAGGAAGAAACAAAGCAGAAGGTCGACAAGACTGAATCAGCCTTGGACATGGGAGCAGGTATGATAATTACTGCTATTGAAACGGAAATCAAAACCAAACTAACTGATGAGCAGAAAGAGCATATCAAAATGGCCTATAAGATGTCTCTTATGTTTACGATAATGGGGATGAAATGACAGTAGGCGAACTTAAAGCTGAACTAGTGGACGTAGATGACAACAAGGAGATATGCGTTAGCATCCCTTGCAAGAAGACTACATTGTATAAGGATATTACATCCGTTTCAGTTCCTTCCGGGATTGATATGATTGTTATATGTACAGACAAACTATCTAAAGTACAGGAGGATGACTTAAATGTCTAAAGTATTGGTGTTGGCCTCAGGAGGCCTTGATTCATCGGCGCTGCTTCATAAAGCAGTAAAAGAATTCGGCAAGGAAAACGTATATGCATTGAATATGTATTACGGTCAGAAACATGCTAAAGAACGCGAGTGCTTTGAATGGCAGCTCAATCGCCTAGGTATTGAGAACTTCCGCGTTCTTGACCTCAGCCTTATCTTTGAAGGATATACAGGCTGTACATTGTTGAAGGACGGAGGAGCGATTCCCCATAAGTCGTATGCTGAACAACTTGCTGAGAAACCGGGAACAGTTTCAACATACGTTCCTTTCCGCAATGGCTTGTTCTTGTCTGTAGCCGCATCCGTAGCCATTCAAGAGAAATGTGACTTGATATGGTACGGAGCACATGCTGATGATGCCGCAGGCGATGCATATCCGGATTGTACTGAAGAATTCATCGCGTCAATGACTGAAGCGATATTCCAAGGTTCTGGACAGACGACCACAATGGCAGGTCCTTGGGCTAAGCTTAACAAGGCAGGTGTTGTTGCTGAAGGCATTAAGGCTGGTATGACACAAGAAGACTTCGACCACACCTGGTCTTGTTATGAAGGCGGCGATGAGCCTTGTGGTAAATGCGGTACCTGTATAGACAGAAAGGCTGCCTTGGAAGCCAATGGATTGCGAGGCTAAGATGGAAGTCGTAGACAAGAATCCGGTTAGTGAAGAAGCTAGGCGTATTAACAATGCATGTGCAAGAGACCGCGAGTTTCAGCGCATCTATGCAGATGAAACACGTACCCGCAAAGCCATTATTGATGCTTATCTAACTGACGAGTTAACCCGTGACAGAGCGGCTGAACTGTTGGTAACAAAGTGTCACTATGGCCTGCAAGGCGCTGTCGAGGCATTAAATTATGCCCGCGAGCATCGAAAGCGTGCTTAAGCATTTTTATAACCGAATAGGCTTGCTTTATTTTTGATTCTATATTATAATATAATATAGTTATACCTCCGGAGCTCTCGGGAAGTTCTTTCCCCTCCTATCTGAATTACCGAGAGCTCCCCTTTAGATATCTTCTATGAGGGTATCTAAAGGGTACGTAGGTACCTAAAATTAAACGCGTCCAAGACGCAAAGGAGTAAGCTTTATGGCAGAAGCAAAGAAAGCAGTAGCCGAGAATGATGTAGGATTTTTGGCTGAGGTAGCAGGACAGGGATTTGAGAACGTCAAGGCAGACGACGTAGCAACACCTCTCTTGTTGATTTCACAGGCGTTGTCAGAAGTTACAACACAGGGAACAATTCCCGCTGGTCACTTCTACAACTCAGTAACAGGCCGCGACTATGGCACACAGTTGCGTATGGTTGTGTGTCACTTCGACAAGATGTGGTTTGAATGGAAACCCAACCAGGGCGGTCTTGTAGGTCGTTATCCTGTCGGTGGTCTTGACGGAATTGTTGGAGACAAGTATTCAGGAATGAAGCACGGCGAAAACAAAGTCGAAGAAAAGATGATGTTCCTCGTTGTATTGCCTGACTTCCCGGAAGATGGATACCTTGTATTCTCATCAACACCCGGTAACATGAAGTACATCAAGGGATGGGTAACTCAGATGAGCAACCTCCGCCTTGATAACGGACAAAGAGCTCCGTTGTTTGGTGCTATCTGGAATGTTACACTTAGCCAGGACACAAACAAAACAGGAAACAAGTTCTTCAGCTGCAACGAGAACGGCAAATCAAGCTTTAAGTTCGATGGATGGATTTCACAGGTTGTATACCAAGAAGCCATTCAGCCGGCCCGCGAAGTAGCAACACAGGCCTTGGCGCTCACTGATATGAGCAAAGAGAAGCCTGCATTGGAAGACAATTCCGAATTCTAATTAAAAATCAGCCCTCCATTAAATGGAGGGCATCATTTTCTTTATTTAAGGTATAACTATGAATTCAGCAGAAGACGTTGTTCGTTTTATGGAATTATTTAAGGGTAACGAACGCGCTTATGGTGTTACCCGAATCGTGGGTGAGAATAACGGTAAAGTAGAAGGACAGTCACATCTTGAATATAATCCCGTTACACCTACAGTCATGCTTAATCACTTGGCCGGTACTGAATCCATCGGCATAGCCCCAATCAATGATGACAGTTGCTGTTATTTCGGCGCAATAGATATCGATAACTATGAATATGACCTTAATGATGTAATAGCATCAATATATAAAGATGGCTTTCCGCTAGTTCCGTGCTGGAGCAAAAGTAAAAAACTCCACCTATACATTTTCTTTAGCGAAGAAGTGCCCGCTGACGAAGTTAAAGAGCTTCTCGGCTGGTACCGCGATGCATTCGCATGCGACAAGAAGACGGAAATCTTCCCTAAACAGTCGAAAACAACTGATACGCATTCGTTCTATAGTTGGATTAACCTGCCTTACTTCCATTCTGATGATAAGGATAATTGGCGTAAGATGATTAACCCTGATGGCTCGTTGGCTACACTCGAAGAATTTATGGCAAGAGCGGAGCAATGTAAGTTAACACTTGAAGAACATAAAGCAAAGATTAAGGCGTATCGTTATTGGGATGCCCCTCCTTGCCTGCTTTCGGGCTTACTATTACGAGATATTGGTCCGGGCTTTCGCAACAATTGGTTGTTTAGCGTAGGTGTCTATTTACGCTTGAAAGATGAGAATTGTGACCTTGATACGTTGTTGACGGAAGTAAATAACGAACTCCACGAGCCAATAGCAGAAAATGAACTCAGAGCTACTGTATTATCCGGGTTGAAGAAAAAGAGCTACTTTTATCAGTGTGCTCAGCTTAATAGATGTAACAAGGTAAATTGTCGCAAGCTTGCGTTCGGTATTGAATCGAATCAATCAACAGGTTTGGATTATGGTTCGTTAACACAGGTAATGACGGACCCTCCTTATTACGAGTGGACTGTAAACGGTCAGAAGATGATGTTCTGGTCTGAGACCGAAATACTTATGCAAACGAAGTTCAGGGCCCTCTGCTTACGCCAGTTACATCTTGTACCTCGAAGAGTAAAGGATGAACGATGGTCTGATATTGTAACACGTGCGTGTGAACATATTGAAGTTGTTTATCCGACAATCGCAGAAGGCGACTTTACAGCTGGTTCTACATTCCTGGATTTGGTATACACATTCTTCAATGGCCGTAGACGCGCAGAGAATATGACCCAGCTTTCAATGGGCCGTGTATACCTGGACGATGTAGATAATGAATTCGTGTTTACGGCTAAATCGTTTATTGAATTCATTACCAAGAAGAATGACTTTAAGCAGCTTAGTAATGTTGAGATGCGCGTACGCCTACAACAACTTGGTGCGCATAAGGAAGGACTATATTGGCGCATGCCTGCAGCATCTATTCCTGATGTAACGAACAAGAAGGAAATCGATATTGACTTCAGGGATAAGGAAACAGGACAGGAGGATTTCTGATGAAGATTACAATAGAGTCGGACGATGGCAGAACTACATATATCTATGATAAAGTGTGGAATGTTAAGTTCGAAGAAGGACATATCATCCATGACGTAAAGGGTAAGGCGATTGCAAGGGATTGTTGTTTGACGTTTAATCAGAGCATAATAAGGAATGAAGATGAACACATTTAACGGAACATTGGATATCTACCTTGCTTCAGCAGGCAGTGGTAAAACACATCAACTGATGGAAATTATTGATTCGTACGTTCAACAAGGCGTTCCTTTAGACAGGATTGCCTTTGTTACTTTTACAAAGAAAGGTGCAGAAGTAGCACAAAACAGAATGATGGAACGTTATCAGGTCGGCATTAACAACCTTAAGAACTTCCGCACTATCCATAGTATGACATTCAGAGGTGTGAAAGCCGGTCGTGATATGATGATGGACTTCACCAAGTATAAGGACTTCGGTAATAAGGCGGGCTATAACTTTGGTTACATTGGTCTTAACTATGCCGAAGGTATTAACTTCTATGAGATGAAAGACCTGCAGCTTATTGCTATGGAACAGCTTTATCGTAACAACCGGCCTTACTTTGATAAGATAGCTGAGGATAAGGTAGACAACGAAGAGCTGGTCCGCTTTATGAAGTTGTATACTAAATATAAGGATACCTTCCATTATTACGACTTTACTGATTTGTTGGACCTGTACCTTAAGAACGGAATTGTTGAGGACGTTGACGTAGTATGCCTTGACGAAATGCAGGATTCAAGTCTTCTTCAGTGGCAGGTAGTATTCCAGGCATTCAGCAAAGCGCAGCATATTTACGTCTGTGCGGATATTAAACAATGCATTTTCAGTTATGCCGGAGCGAGCCCGGAAACAGTATTGAAGTTAAGAGGTAACGTACATATGATGGATAAATCATACCGCGTTCCTTCTGTAATACTCGATTTCGCACAACACCAGATTGTTGACGAGATGGAGCTCAGTGACCATAGTGACTGTAAAGCTGTACACGAGGGCGGAGAGCTGAAGTACCTCACTTCCTTAGATGAACTAGACGCCTATTATCGTAAAGATAAAACATACTTCTTTCTCGCTAGGAACAAACGGTTTTTCGATACATATATCGATTGGTGTAAACAGCACGCTGTCCCTTATAGGATAAGAGGTGTTCCAATATTTACTGTCTCTGACCAACTTGAGTTTAGGGAAGGCAGAACGGATACGTGGGATACGGATAAGTTACAGTTTGCAAGAGATTGTTACCGCGCAGGTACATTCTACGGAGAGCCGAATATTGATATTTCAACAATACACACTGTAAAGGGTGATGAGGCTGATGTAGTAGTGTTGATGAGCGACATTAGTCGTGCTGTAGAGTCACAACTAGATATTGACCCGGATTCAGAGCATCGCGTATTTTATGTTGGAGTTACTAGAGCAAAAGAAAAATTGCTTATTGTCGAGCCACAAACGAAGCGGTACTACCCTTACATAATTGTGTAGTTTTTCAATAAAAATTATAACGGAATTTAAGTGATTTTGTCGCTTAAATGCATTAAAATAAATTAAATTGATAAATTGATAAGATTAAAATTAAATTTTTAATGAGGAGCGCACTTATGTATGAGCCAAGTGGAAAGGCTTTAACTCCGGAAGAGTTAAAGGAACACGAACAAGCGTTGGATATGGACAACCTTGAGATTGAGCCTTATGGCGAGGAGGATACCAATGATAGTAGCAGCCGTTGATATCGAAACAAAAGACCCTCACCTTAAGCAATGGGGCCCAGGGGCCTGCCGCGGAGATGGAAAGATACTTGGTGTAGGTATCTATAGTCCTGAGCTCGCGGTTAATAGCTATTTTCAACCCACTGATGACGTAGTAGTAGACATACTAAGGCGTGCAGACGTTGTTAAGGTATTCCATAATGGTGTATATGACTTGGACTGGCTTATTAACGGCTATCATCTTGAAGTAAACGGACGTTGTGAAGACACGATGACTCGTGAAACGCTTCTCGATGCATATGCAATGAGTTATTCATTGGATGCCTGCTGTGCCCGCAGAGGTGTTGAAGGCAAGAATAAAAGTGACACCATCGAAGCATGGTGGGAAAGTCAAGGACGCAAAGGTAAAGCTATTGAGCATCTTGACGAAGTGCCCCCTGTAATCGTAGGTAAGTACTGTGTACAGGACTGTAAGGCAACCTATGACCTGTTCTTTGCTCAGCAGCCTTTGTTGGACGAACAAAACTTATTACGCGCGAATGATATCGAATGTGGGCTATACCCTTTGTTGATGGATATGAAAGGCAATGGCATCCGCGTTGATACGGCAAACCTGATTAAACTCAGCGATGCCTTTATGCAAGAGTATGAAGACGGTATGCACGAACTCGAGCGTACTTATGGCTTTGCTGAAGATGAGCTCAGCCTTAATAGTGGCGCATGTCTTGAACGAATCTGGAAACAGGAAAAGTTACCTATTGAATATACTTCAACAGGGCGTCCTTCGTTTTCTGCTGAAGTATTAGATGATTGTACTCACCCGATTGCTGATAAGATACATCACCTAAGAGGACTTGTTAAGTCACAGGCTTTCTTCGGCAGCTGGATGGATTTGTGTTTCAATGAACACATCCACCCTTGTTTCTATCCTGCGAAACGAGATGATGGAGGAACAGTGACAGGTCGATGGAGTTCGCAGAACCCGAATCTACAACAAGTTCCTGCGCGCGCCGATAAACACGGTAAGGAAATCCGTTCATTGTTCATTCCTGAAGATGGATGCATATTAGGTGCATTCGACTATAAGCAGATTGAATATCGAACATTTATCCACTTTGCACAAGGGCCGGGTGCTGAAGCTGCGCAACAACAATTCCATACTAAGGATGTTGATTACCACCAGATGGTACAGGAAATGATGGGCTGGGTTACAGGTGATAAGGATAGGGACAAGGAGTACCGCCATATCACAAAGAACTTGAACTTCGGTTCTCTGTATTGTATGGGCCCGAAATCATTCGCTCAGAAGTTTAGAAAACCTTTGTTGATGGCACACCCTGATGTTGACCCTGATAACTTGGTACCTTTGGCTACATCTTTGATGGATGAGTATAAAGTCAAGATACCTTTTGTCGATACAACGGGACGCGCAATCATTAACACGGGAGAAAGGCGTGGTTACGTTCGCACACTAAGTGGTAGAAGACAGAGGCAGCCTCCTCGTGACGCAAGAGGACAGATACCTTGGTACAAGTTGGTTAACTACCTTATTCAGGGTTCTGCAGCAGATATCTTGAAGAAAGGATTGGTAGATGCCTGGAATGCAGGTGTCTTCCGTGTACTTAAGTTGCATGCACAGATACATGACGAAGTTGTGTTCTCGATTCCGAAATCAAAAGAAGGTCTTGAAGCCTCACAAACACTTGCGGATTGTATGCGTAATGCTTATCAATTGAAGATACCACTAGGTGTTGATACAGAAATCGGGCCTGACTGGGGTCACTGCGATATGGATAACTGGGAGGCTTTTAAGAATGAGTATAACGTTCTATAGTAAGAAAAGCGGAAGGAAATTAGTCATCGAGGGTTATCCGGAGTTTGGGCAGTGGACAGAACAGCATTCGAACCTGGTGAACTTGATATGTAATTGTATGGATTGGACATATATGCCAACCCATGATAAAGGTGTTCCGTTTGATATGTTACAGGAGGTATTCAAAAATGGAAACGGTGGGAATTGAAACACAAAGATGTTACGCGGTAAGATGTCCGTCTTGCTGCCGTTATATGAATGTAGCAGGCTTGTCTATACTGAACGATGAACTTATTCAGTGTTGGAACTGTAAAGCGAAATCGCGTGCACAGAAGTGGGTCAAGAAGACAGGAGAGATGACATGCAAAGCCTCGAAGTAGTTAACTATATGGACGCTAAAGAGATAGCGGGCATTTTGGCGATGAATGGTTATTTTACAACAGTACGTAAGGTTGAAAACTACAACAGTACGTTGTATGTAAATCAAACACGATGGGAAGTATCGTATACAAAGGAAACTCATAAGGAGGAAAATATATGAGCGACTTGAACAATTGTGTGTTCACGGGACGACTTACAAAGGATTGTGAGTCCAAGACAGTTGGGGCTAAAGGTTCGTTGTTGGTAACCTTCAGCATTGCAAACAACACTGGTTTCGGAGACTATGCTAAGACACAGTTCTTCGATGTACAATTGTGGGGTAAGCGCGGAGAAGCCTTGCAGCAGTACCTTACTAAAGGTAAGCAGGTAGCGGTTGTAGGACAACTCGAGCAGAACAAGTGGCAGGGACAAGATGGGCAAGAACACTTCTCTTGGCGTCTCAATGCTTCCGATGTTCAGTTGTTGGCCAGCCCGAAAGCAGAAAATGCAACACCTTCCGCCTTTGCTCCGCGACCGCAAGCAGCTGATGAAGGGGAGTTTCAAACATTTTGAAAGTTAAGGTAAGATGTATCGGCTGCACACTTACTTATCCTGACCCTACCTGTTTGAAGCTTTTTCATACGCATCATAGGTATCGTATGGAAGCAGAAAACGGGTTGATACAGGAAGAAGTATTAGTAGACCAGCCAATTATTTCAGATGGCATATACGACTTGCCTGATGAAGATTGGACTTTTGATGACAATAAAGATTATGGGGAAGATAAACTAGACCCCGAGGAGAAAATTATATGACAATTTATTTTGCTGCACCATTACACGATGATTCAGACCAGGAACAAAACAGGGTAGTAATTGACGCCTTGCGTGCTTGCGGTTTCAAAGTTTATGCACCGCAGGAACATGGTAAATGGGAGGACCTTGTTGCCAAGTTCGGTGGTAAGGATGTAACACGCCGTTACTTATATACAATGGATTTGCACGCGATGCAGAAGGCTGACTGCTGCGTTGCTTATGTAGACCGTCCGAAAGGACCCTCTGAAGGTATGCTATGGGAAATGGGATATATGGCAGGATGTAACAAGCCTGTATACCTCTTAAACCCAGGATTCACTCACGGCTATAACCTGATGCCTGAGTTCGGTTCTATGTGCTTCGACAGTCAGGATTCATTGATAGAACACCTTAAAGAAGAGGATTTCCAATAATGTTCAGTTACCGTAATGAAGCAGCGTTCAGTAAAGCCCTTGTTGCTACAATGCGAAATAAGGGTATCTTTGTTCAGCGCATAGAAAGCGGTGAGACAGGCAAAGGTATTCCCGATATTTACGCTATTGTAGGAACGCAGGCTATATGGATTGAATTAAAGAGGGTACATCATTCAGTTCATGCATGGGAAAAGATACCTTGGAGGCCCGGACAACAGGCCTGGCTGCACGAAGTATGGAAGAGAGGTCAGCTCTCGATGACATTGTGTTGTTTTGATGATGCTATAGTACGTATACATCATAAAGACATATACAAGAACGATATGGTAAATACTTTATTGCATCCGAAGTATAAAACGTTAGCTTCATTACTTAAATAAAGAAAGCCCTCCAATTACGGAGGGCTTTCTTTTTGCTTATTGCTCTTTTACGAACAACTTGCAAACAGCGATTGCGCAGTTACCTACGAGAGGGATAGCTGCACATACAGCACCTTTGATAAAGGGGTCAGGGATTACAGCGGCACAAACGGCTTCTGCAACACCAACAACACCTGTGATGCTGGCGAAAACAATATTGTATACTGTTTTGCTCATTTCAGTCCTCCTTATTAGACTGTCGCCTTAAATACACCTTCGACAAGAATCGGTGCGTTGGCTGTCGGGATAGTAAGAAGAGCAACATCTTTTGTTCCTTCTTCTCCTTCTACCTCCACGCCATTGATGCGCCATTTGTCGAACGTCCAACCTTCTCCGGCTTTCGCAGTAAAAATCTGCTTTGTGCCGGCCAACAACGTATACGCCTCTGGAGTAACGGAGCATGTCTGCGCAGCAACTCCTGTTGGGTCGTATACAACCGCGGTAAATGAAACGAAAACATCCGGCAATACGCAGCGGACATTCTGCTTCGTACACTGCATCGTTACAGGGTCTTCTGACAATTGGTCCTGGTATACTTTGCAGGCTACCTCCATTGAAGGTGCTACAATAGTTGTACCATTACCAAGTGTGTCTGAACCGATGTACTGATTAAGTGTTTGTACCTCAGCCATATCTACCTCCTATATTAAGCCCTCTCCGCTTCTGTGAAGACAGTCGGTTCAGGCCTATATAACGTATTAGTGACTGCCTCGATAGCCGCGAGGACGTAAGTCCATCTTTCCCAGTCTGTAATATTTCCCATGAACAGCCTAACATCACCAGGCCGACCATATGGTGCTCGGTAATAAGTAAATTCGTAGCCAACAAACAAAGGGGCATTGTTAACATTATTAAGGGCGTTTGCAATATCGTCCAACAAGGTTAGACTGCCCGCTTCGCCTTCACTCTTCTGTACTGCTTCCAACAACGCTTCATAATAGTTATCTTGCAATACTTCTATCTCACCTGCCAAGGGGTCAATCTCTTGGAATCGTCCGCCTACTTCCCCTCCTACTTCACTGAAGCCGTGTACATTATTGTGCTGGTTCTCACCATGTACACTGTTCGTGAAGAAGAATTGGGTACCACGAATGCGGCGTAGGATGGGCCTACCGATACCCATCAATATACCAACAGTAGTCAAGTGTTTACTGTTTACTGTCTTTACGGACCATCCATTAAAGTAGTCAAGCGTTCTATCGAAGGATGCCTTGAGCCACTCGAATACTGCTCTAACGATAGCAGTCACTTGCGGACCATTGAATTGTTCCCAAAAATATTTTACAGGTGTTATCATATATTTACCTGGGTTATTAAAATATCATCTGTATTAAATGAAGCTATCTCGTTTGCGGCAATCTGCGCAATATATGAGAATGAACTCTCGTGAGAGTTAACTTCAGCACTAGCAATAGAAAGGGAAGGATATGCTTCCTTTAACACGTTGATTACCATCGCGGAAGTAATCTTCTGACCAATTGTCACCTGATTAACGAGACTAAGTACCGTATCCTTAATGTTAAGGGACTGTTCATAGCCTACTTCTTCACCGAGGTAGATGTGCACACCTACAGCGACAGGAACAGGAGGTGTAATATAGACAGGAAGCTGTTGGCCTGCATGTGTAGTATATGTCTGTACTTCTGAAGTACTCTCCTGTTGTGATTCACATATAACATGATTATAGTAAGTACGGGCGATATCGGCGTTATATCCCTGTACCAACAACAAAGCTCTGCGTGGTTCGACCGTCATTGCATTTGTACCTGAGCCAATAACAACTGCGTTCTGCGAGTCGTAGTTAAAGTAGATATTGCAGTTGTTAACACCGTCCAATTGCTCAATGGCGTCAGCGGCGCGGTCAAGCTGTGTACCGTTTACAGCTCTTGATTGAAGTCTTTGGCGTAATGCCTGGATGGATTCTTGAGATTTACCTGGTTCAGACGCATAGGCGGTCAATGTACGTAATCCATCTACTGGAGTGTCGAAAGCAGTGAATGCACCGGCTGAAATATTGTAACTACCATCCTGCTCTGCGATAAGGGTAATATTGGCGGATTGTCCCGGCGGAATAATGTATTCTGTAGCAGGGTGGAATACTATGGCTCCGCTTGATGTATTAAGTGTTACTGACAGAGAAGGAAGAATATTACAGTTAACCGCATTTTCCTCAGGCAAGTTACTTGTTACCAGGGCTCGAATAACTGTCTTAGTCGCTTTCTTACGTTTGACCTGTGCTATGTCGGCGAGATTCAATAGCTGGGTATCTGAGGAGTGAGGAATACTGATGGACGCGCCAACACTAAAGATGAGCTTCTGTAAGATTGAAACAAGGTAGCTCAATCCGAAGATTATCATATAAAGGGGGTTCGTTGTGTTGGCATCGATGAATATAGTTTCACCTTTGGTGTTAGTTACGTTATTAGAAGCACAATAGTTATTGATGAATGTAACCGCATCGTTGCAGTTCTCTTCAGGAGTGTTTAAGCTATATTCAATGCCATCGAGTTCTATCATAATAATCCTGCCTTAACTAAACTTATTTTCATCTCTTCGGCTGTTTCGCCTTGGAAGATAGGTAAGTACATATCTGTAGGCTTCTCGGAAATAGCCTTGTCCTGGATGTTACGCTGTATCTGGTCGTTGATATTAACAAGGGTTTTATCTTTGGTGTATAATTGGCCCCAATCAATACCTACTTCAGGCATCCCAGGAATAGTTCCTGCAGCCTGGTAGGCGGCGAGAGCAGCCCTTTGGTCTTGCGTATTGGCTTCCTCAGGCAGTAAGACTGGCTGACCGTCTACTATGTCAATATCAAGATTCCAGTCCGCTTGCGCTTCTTCTGAAGGTGTAATGACAAGTATATCTCGCATATTATGATTATATTTTATCTCCGTATTAAAGTCTAGTTACTATTATGTAACTTTTACGTATTCTTGACCTGCTTTCTTTATTTTGATGGTGACCGTATCAGTTACAGAACTTTCTCCTGAATGGCCTGACACAACAACATTCTGTATCTCATCGCCTTCTACAATAGCTGATTTATTATTGATGAGGAAGTGAGTAGCGCCTGATATGACAGCAGGGGCAGTGGTCACGCCGTCTCCATTAGTAATAGTTGCAGTCTGTACGTTTGCTAACATAATCTGCATCTGTCCGGCGTAAGGGGCCTTATCACAAACAAGCACATACTTCTCTGCAGGAGAAACTATTGAAGCCTGAAATGCAGTAGCTTCGGGTACCTCAAACTCGCATCCTTCAACTGCGATACACTCAGCCATTACTGTATCTCCACAGAACCTTGTTGCCCAGTCATCTTGATACCACTGGACGAGGTTTCTATCTTATTATCGTTTGCATCCGTAATACTTATCCCATCCCCGTTAACAACAATAGTATTCTTTTCTGCTGCTACAACAGTTAACACACCATCAGCATCCGTTGTTACATCAGATAAAACAGTCTCCTGGTTATTCTCAATCTTAGCCGTCTTTAGCTCAGTAGATTCAGGAGTAACTTCAACAGTCGTAGTTATACCTTCGCCTTCTGCAGTAACACCTATCTTACCTTCTGCATCGACATTAACCCATGTAGCATTATTGGCGATTGTTATTTCGCCTTCAGGGGAGATAGTAATAGCTGACTTACCCTGCTCGCCTGCATACTTAATACCCATTCCCTGAGGGGAAACGAATATTTCACCAAAAGGTGTATACATAGAGAAACCGGCATCAGTTGTGCCTGCACCATATTGTTGTGTAGCCCCAAAAGGAATAATAGGAATAGCCTTTAGCACCTTACTTGAATACGCTTCTTCGGTTGTTAACAACGTAACTTCGGGGATTGTCTGAACCGGGGTACGAGGAGCCATCAATAAGCACAGAGAGCCTTCAAGAGGACAAGAAATACCTGCCGGTTGCATTATTTCAACACCCTCGTATTCAGTGTACACCTTAGTAGGCTCATTCACCCATGTACGTACTCTAGCCAGGCTTGTATCGCTATCTACATCAGCTATTATGCCAATGGCCATAAATATATAACGCTTCAGGTAATCGTTAAATTGAGTACGCTCACTGCGGCTTGCAGAATATAACTGTTCTATATCACTATTCATTATATCCTCCTAGACAAACACCGACAAGGTATGTCTGCTTACCGAAGATGTATTTATTTTTATATTCTGTGCTGTTTTTATACTTATTTATATAATATTTACCGAAAGATATAAATGCAGGAGCAAAGGAATCAATCTGTCCCCCTTCAACCATGTCTATTGTCAGTGTCGGTACCCATCCAACGGTAGGATGATTGATGATATCGGGGTCAACCATATCAAGAACAAGTTCGTCTTTCAGTTTGTCATTGTCGATAATTAAGCGGGTACCGTAGGGGCCTTTATTATTATGTCTTTTATACTGCCAATAAGTACCCAACATAATAAGCGGCCAGAAGTAATAACGGGGAATACGAATTGCCTTATCAGAGGGGCGAATATCAACTCTAGGGTCTTTGCATATCTGTCGATATTTTGCTTCTCCGTATCTGTCAATTAAGTCTTCTTTTTTAACTACCCATACCGAATCTGACTGCCTTTCTGTGCTTCCTAATCCTCCATATATTTGTTGCGCAACACCCAACCAGCTGTCTGAGATGCATGAAAGAATTTTCTTCACGTCACCTATGTTTACGTCTTTGCCGGGTCCCATACTTTGAAAACCGTCGTCTGCATAGCGCCAATAAGATTTCAATTCAGTAGGGACTTGACCTCCCTGGGAAGCTGCATGGCCAATAAGCACGATTTCCCAATCTTTTAAGTCATCATGCTTCTCAAGATATTGCTTCCTAAGCGTTTCCATCTCAGAGGCCGTTACACGAGGTGTTTTATAGGTAAGTAAGTCGTCTCCTTCGATAACATATTGCACGGGAATGGCCATTAACTGCATTTGATTAGTATTGCCTACAGTTGCGAATTTAATATCGTTCTTGATAACATAATAAAGATTTTGTAAATTAGTAATATCTTCAATAGGAATTATATTAGGGAGTCGTTCTCCAGTATAGTAGTTGGGCTTCATTCGAATAAGTGAACCAGGTAACACTTGAGGTACCCATGGTGCGATAACACTGAGGGCAGGGCCTGCGAAAGAAGCCTTCGTTATGGCATCTAGGTTTGTAATAGGGAATTTACCAAACATATCCTTATCCGCCGCGTCATAATCAAGAGGAATTACGTACGCGAGTTTATCCCACACAATTAAAAATATCGGATATCCCAGTAACTGTTTACCCAAGTTGAACAACTTGTTTTGTAACCACATGATTGCAGCGTATCCATTATCGCAGTCCACATATTCAGGAATGACTTCTCCATTGGATTTACGCGACAGCTCATATTTCATGTCAAGGAACATGTAATTTACAGGAGTCATATTACCTAGCGAGGCCCCTGCAACGACCTTCTCTACTAATTCTTTGTAGGTAGAGTCTTCCGTTATCTGGATGTGTACAGGTCTGTCAATGAGGAAGCCGGTAATCTGACCAACAACAAGGCCATTAAAGGTTGTTATACCATCAGGGTTCGGTGATTCATTATATCCAGAGAAGATATCCATATTGAAGGTTATCTTATTCCTTTGGCTACCCTGTGCACCATAGTAGCCTGCTTCTATAGACATTGTCTTATAATTGCGTACATCCCCTAAAATAAGATTACGAATCTGTACTACTGCTTGAAAACAAGCATTGCCCGGAATCTCGGATATCGACAGTGTAATATCAGGCTTCATGCCTGAAGGGGGACAGACAATTTTAATATTCTTACGGGCATCAGTTGCGTGATAGAGAGTAAGATTGATTATGCGGTCGTACAGGTAAAGACGTTTGCTATCAGGTAGTACACTAACTGGCATTATTCAACCTCACTATTAGCCCTGTATATGGTAAGTCATTAAATCCTACATATTCCTTTGTCGACAGGAACACGAATGAATAATCGTCTGCTTGATTGCGGAACCATCCACCCGGTTGAATAACGGCAGATGTTTCTATACCATTGTTGTCTTTAACAACGATATTCCATCTCAGGCCTTCCTCATACTTCATCAGTACGGGCTGTAAATCCTTACAGAAAGTTATGCGGTCCCGAATTTTTACAATCTGTGTCTCCTTGTTAAGTGTCTTAAGACTGTTCGGGATGGGCGGGTTTGTGTCTAGCCAATTAGAGATATTAACACCATCAAGGGCCATATAGTATGCAATATAATCATAATCGCGATTATAGTCTTCATTACTATAAAGAGGATCTGCACGTGACATTGTAGCCAACCGGTTCTTAATGGTATCATACTGATACTGGAGCACTGTGTCCCAACTACCTGCTACCTGAAGTTGTAGGCCGGCACCTACGGTTGCACTAAATGAGAAAGAGTTGTTCTCGATGCTTATATCATCCAGGTTAATTAAATAGTATTCTTCAGCCATATATTACTCCACATATGTTTCAAAGTAGTTCGCCCATATATCTTTCTTTTCCTTTTTCTTTGCTACCTTCTTTCCCGCAGTATCGTCCTCAATAATATAAGGATTAAATTCTTTTAGTGTCATCGTTACTTGCACAGTATTTCCATTGGACGCTTCCTGATCAAAAGCACACGAGGCTATCTGAACAAGCTTAAACTGACAGTCGTTGGTCTTAAACCACACAGGGCGTCTGCTACACTGACAAGCATCAAGATACTGCTTCTGTAACACGAGGGTGGGTTTAATAGGCAGGCCTTTATCCGGTCCACCAAAAGCCATGCCTGTCCCTGAATTGATGCTCTTTAAGTCTTTTCCCGCTTTACGATAGTTACGGTTAATGTCACTTAATGAAGTAATGTATCCTTCTATACTCCACTCCATTAAACGAGGCACCGTGTTATCTGTACGATATTCTTTCGTTGCGCTTTTTTGGCATATAACCTGCTGTTCGGAAATGTCTGATTCACGAGAAGACCTAATACGAGGAGAGCTAATAGGAATGCCTTCGATATTCGGGTTAACAAGGTCGGGCAACAGGTAGTCACTAAGGGTGCCCAGTACATCGGCCCCCGCCCCGTGGGACAAAGAAGATACCGCAGCTGAAACAGGAATACCTAAAGAAGCTCCTTCTGAAGCAGCTCCTGTAGCAGAAGCCATGATAACACCCCAGTGAGCCATCGGAGCGGACATCGTTGTTTCAAGCCACGCTGCGATTCCTTTATAGAAGTTTGTATCCTGGGCTAATGTTGAAGTTATTTCCATTAACGTCCTCCCGCATTACTTACAGCCCTTATTAATTCATGACCAAGGCCTGTTACATTCCCCGCAGTATCAACAAATGCATTGATAATAGCCTTGCCGTCTATATTAACCTGCACCTTGGTTTCATTGTTCAAAACATTGCTAATCGCGCCCGCAACACCGCTTACAGCACCACTAATTGTTTTAACACTTGTGTCATACAGTATATCGTAGGCCTGTTCTGCAGCACCACTTTCCCGGAACTTCTTAAAGCCCTTATAGAAGTCGTTCGTAATACCTAATGCTGCAGCTAATGCGTTATTCGAATTAAGGGCTTCCTGGCCTATGCCGAGTGTCTGTAGCGCAGCAGCTTGTGCATCAGGGTTCATTCCCAGAAGTCGTTGACGGAGCTCGTCTACGGTCCAGCCAATGAATCCGCGAGTATATGCACCTCCCTTCATGTTAGTAGGAGCGTACGCAGCACCTTGTGTTAAGGGGAATGCGACCTTGGATAGCTTGGCCTGTACTGAAGGATCAACCTGGTCAAGCCTTTCCTCGCCGTAATCCTTCATACCGAAAGGATTCTCACCCTTCATAAGTTTCCAAGGGTCAAACGTTATGTCACCCAAGTACTTCATTAGTGGCTCGATACCTTCAAGTATGCCGGCTATTATCTGTTTACCAATCTCCTTAAACGTCTGATGTATACCTCTTAATATATCACCAACTTTGCCTTTCTTCAAGGTCTCAATAAAATCCTTAAATGAACCTGTGAACTCCTTAAATGCATCACTTTCCTTAATGCTGTTTATAACGTCACCGATTGTCCTCTTAATAGTATCAAAAGCTTTCGACCATCTACCATCGGCTATCATTTCAACAATCTTGTTGAATCCATTATACAGGGTAAAGCCGAATGATTGCCACATCTTGTGTACTATGCGGTCTTTATTGAAGCCAAGGTTAGTATTGATAGATTGGAATTGGTACTGGTCCATCTGGAATGACTTACGCCAACTTTCCATATAGTCATTACCCCTATTCGCAGTCCATCTAACACCTGCAGCGGCTGTAGGATTCATGAATGTCTGGTAGTCAGAAATACCAAGGGTATCCATAGACTGCAATATTTTCGGTAGACTAGAATCAATGAGGGAAGCCCAGGTCATTAAATCGCGCTTACGGCTCGGTGAGGCGTCTTTCATCTGTTGACTGATACGATTTATCATATCAGTGACATTCGCTTCTGAATCGGGGTTTGATGAGTATACGTTTGAGAAGACGCCCATCATAGAAGAAGCAATGGTACGATTCAAATCCATCTGACCCATTGTATACAGCATAGAAGAACCTGCTGCAAGGTTTTCCATCATAGCATTTGTCGAGCCTGGAGCCAACAACGAGGCATAATCACCTGCCATCGTGTTGTAGTAAGAACCGTAACCTGCTCCTGTAAGATTAGACAACGGGTTACCCATATGTGTCATATCTTTAAGACCAGAATACATAAAACCTGCTGTAACAGCAGATAATCCACCAAACAATTTTGTTAGGCGGCGAACAGCATCAGATAACAGCTTAAAGGGCAATAACACAGTTTGTACGCCCGCAGAAACAAGGTTCAGGCGCATTGAAATATCCTGACCTACCTGAGATATCTGGTTCTCCTTATACTTACCGTAAAGCTGTGTACCTAATGCAGATATTCCCTTAACAGCTAGGCCTGCCCCCATTAAGGCAGGGTTAAGTGAAATTGCACCTGAGCCAATAAGAGCATTGCCCGCAACCTGTGCGCCATAGTTAATAGGAGAAGTCCACTTCTTAATACCGGAGAGGGACGATTGTAAGCCGTTCATTATGGCTGTACCATAATGACTTATTGGAGACATTACAGGGGCAGGCATAAAACCGGAAGCCGCTCCCATAATGCTCTTCCATTCATGCTTTGTGGCGTTAATTAACGCCTGAGGGTCGTAGAATTGCTGTGAGCCAAAGGAAATCAGGGCTCTACGGCGAGACTCTATAGTCTCGACAGCCTCATTAACAGACTTCTTAAAGTCTTTTAGGGAAACAGTCGAATCATTAAGTTCTTGGGTCAGGCGGTCGAATACCTTATCCTTCATCCAGCCGGACGCATGCAGGCCTTCTGCTTTCTCGAACAATGCACCCTTGGCTGACATCTTCCTGTTGCGTTCTTGAATATCGGCCATAATGAGATAGGGTTCTTGCTCATTGCCTCGAATACCAAGCTCATTAAGGTATGCAACACGGTCCTCTTGATTTTCGAAACCTGATATGCGGCTAGAGATGCCGAGAGCTTGACGTCTTGCGTCAGACGCCTTAAGCGAGGCTAAGTCACGATATTCAGAGCCAAGCGCCCCTGCTGCTCTTGTTAAATCCTTTACTACGGCAACAAACTCTGCCCATTCTTTCGCTTCCATAATATTACTTCCCCCTATGTTAGGTGCTCCATTAACTAATTTATCTATCAATCGTTGTTTGCTTTTTACCTTAACAGTTACTTTCTTTGTCGCGGCTTCGCGAAGACGTCTTTCTTCCTCTTCGAGCCATTTCGTTGTTGCACGATCTTCCGGTGTTTCATTCAGCCCGATTAAATCAACCCGGCCTTCCTCACCTGGTTCAATTATGCTGAACCCTTTATTGACAACAGGGTTGCCGTTATCATCATAACCATAAATATCTTTCTTGGGGTCATAATCACTTGCGCCCACTGCATTAGCATATTTTTCGGCTATCGCATTAGCATAGTAAGTATCTTTCGTTGCATCCCACTTTGCTGTTATATTAGTACCGCGAGGAATAACGTACTGATTATTTAAGATGATACTAGACTTCAGTCCGTTATAGAAATCGGTAGGTGCATACTCAGCTCCTATGAATTTATCTATGTACTTAAAATCTTTATTGAGTTCTGCATTGCGTAACATCTCCTCAAACACGAGTACATTCATAAGTACGTCATGCTGAGAAAGGTGTGGCTGGATACCTAATGCAGAAGGTTTTAATCCTTTATAGAGACGACTAAATAACTTCTCAAGGCCGGCGCCTCCCTTGCCGTAGATATTATGCGCGGCAACAAGAGTATCCATTGTGGACATACCCTTGACATTACCAAACAACCAACCTACGTCTGCATTAAGAATATTATGGCCGGCCAATACAGAACCGGCTACCTGAGAACGTAAATATGCTCGTTCTTTTTCGTCATAATATTTACTATAAGTAACCTTATGCCGTGCCCGGAACTCTTTGATATTGCGTTCATTAAGTTTGTTGACTTCTTCTGCACCTGCGGTGTATCCCCCTCTAGACAAGAAGAAGCGGTCCTCAGAGCTGACATATTCAAACTTACCTGTATCATAGTTATAGGTAACACCTAGGCGTGACCAAGAGAGTACATTAGAACCGGATAATGAGGAAGTCTCGGCATCTACAAAGTTGATAAGGCGTGAATGTTTACCATCGGTAGCCCAATTAGAAGGAGCAGAAGTCAGGTGTTTCTTGGCGAATTCTTTCTGGTATGGTATCCTATCGGATTCTTTCGGGGCATTTGGAACATGGGCAGGATACTTAAAAACAGGGTACGTACCAGAGGAAAACTTATTATACCCCTTAAGTCTGTTGGCTAGGTTGGGGCCCCATTTTTCAATGGATTGTCGTAAAGGGTCTCCTTGGCGTAATCCAGGTATCTTTACGACATTAGTGCCCCAACCAGCCGGTTGCGTGAGGTCAAGAGGACTCTGGTGGAGAAGAGCTTTAAGCTTACCTATTATATTCATTTCTTCTTCATTATCCTATCGCGTTCTTTCTTCTCGATGTAATTATATGCATCCGTATACAATATGCCATCGACCAGGTCTTCCAGGTCTATCGGCCTGGTATGAAACTTATCCACGAAGGAATAATACATAAAGCGAATTCCCCCCAGGATTTTGTCAACAAAATCGTCCGTGGTTTGGGAACTCGCTTGTATCATAAGAGACATAACAGTGGATATGTCGTTGGCCGCAGCTGCTGCCTGCATATCCCTTTTCAAGTTCTCCGCTTCTTCCTCCGGAGTCATCTTTCGGCGAGACTCAAGTCCCACCGCCTTCCGTTTGTCTCTTAGTCGTTTGAAGGCGGCGTCAATTTTTTTATCATTATACCGTAGCACATCTTGAGGAGCATATCCAACAAATAAGGTGCTTCGGCAAACTTGGCACCGAGCTCTCCGCCTGTGTATGTAAACTCAAGAACTACCTCGCCGGCTTTCTTGAATACAACGTGCTTGTTCATAATCATCTGTGCCGTAAGAGCTACAGACGTATCCAATGAGGCTTCTTCCTCATAAAAACGCAACAGTACGAGAGGGTCGAGAGTATTTACATCGTCCTCGATTTCGATAGACACATCGTGTGTCCAGTTTCTGTTGTTGCGGAATGATTTCAACATATTGTCGAATTCTTTTGTGTCGTATGTCATATTGTTCTCCTTAAAGTAGGCCTCCTCTTAGTGAGGAGGCCGTTAATTTTACGCCGCAATAAAGTGCGGTGAAGCTTGTCCGGCTTGTGATGAACCTGAAGGCTGTGCGTTGTAGTTAACGCGCCAGTTCAAGTAGTTCCAGACGATGTTGTAGTTAGCAGCATCGTTACCTGCGAGGCCAATCGGGTCTACAGTGGCTACTGTACATCCTTCGAATTGAATCTGTGTCATAATACCACAGAACTCGAAGTTAATACAGATTGTAGCACCTTCAGAGTCTCCTCCTTCCTGACCTTGCTGACATTGAGCAATGAATACGGCATCGAACTGTAAGCCATCATTGTCCAATACACCAATGGCCGCTCCTCCCGGAGTATACATTGAACCGTCATCAGAAGGTGTAGATACCTTTGCACATGTAAGGTTCAACTGGCCTGTGCGGTTGTTGTTCGTAAGAGCAACACCACCACCACCAAGAATCGGAATTACTACTGAAGAAGCAATCTGAGGATTGGCTCTCAAGAATTCTGAATCGAGGCGGAAACCGGCCAATGAAACACCGTCTGCGGCTCCTGTTTTAGGCAAGGAATCAACGCCGTCGGCCACCTTGATGGTCTTTGGAAGCTGAAGGCCTGCCTCATTATTGTAGCGGTAGTAAATGTTTACACCACCAACGGCTTGAATACCTCTAATTATTGGCTGTCCCATTTTAAGCTCCTATGTACAACGCACCGCTGATTTGTACGCTGCGGATGTGGTCTGTGTATGTGGCAGACCAGGCATTCGGGATGATGATTTCCTGACTCTTTGAAGCCGGCAAATCTTCAAACGCGGGTGCAGAAATTACGATATTCGACAAACGCTTTGAGCCATTCTCTCCAAACAATGGGAGATATGTCGTCAAGACGGAAAGAATACGAGTATAGTTCTCGGCGTTCTTCAAGAAGCCGGGAGTCGTAATCATCTGCGCGATACGGACTTTTGCCATATAGGTAACATAGGCAATAATCCAATCAACCGCTACGACTTCACCCTTAAGTGTCGTATCACCAAGCGCGGCTACCGCACCAGTGTTGTCACCCACGGGCTTGAACGTTTGAATCTTGAATCCTGCCAAGTAATCACGAGTAGCCTTCGGAAGGTTGGCTCCATCCGCGCCACTGGCAGTAATGTTCAAAGAATTGACGCAATCAAGCTGTGAACCTACGGCAGTGCCTGAACCATTAATGTTCGCCAAAGCGAGACCCAATGAGTAAAGGGCAGAGTTCGTAGACGCATCGGCGTGGCAAGACATGAACGCATCCTTCTGAGCCGTTGTCAAAGCAGCGTAAATCGGATCAGATGTTACTGTATCCGGTGTAGCTGTTGTAAACGGATAATAAGGAGCAGATGACAACAATTGTTTGTCTTCTGCACACTTAGTGGCCAATGAAACAGCGATAGCCGGCAACAATGCATCGTCTGAACCCGCACATACTGTCTTATGATAGGCATACGGTTTCAGTACATCGTAAGCAGCTTCCATGGCTGTAATAAAGGCAGAGGGGTCTACAGGATCGCCCGGATTAACAGGGGCAGGTACATCCTCGCCACACGCAACAAGAATACAGTCTCCTGTAAACTTGTTAGCAAACAAATCATACAACCAAGACTTCAAGAGACCGCGCGTGATAGAACTGTAGGTATCGGCTGTAACTGTACAGCACCTAACACCTGTGAGTCCGGGCGCGTCCACCCAGTCGCTGGATGACGATGTCACAAAGCGGGTATTTTCTACGAAAATCATTACTTTCCAGAAGTTGTCGCCGAGCACGTGAGTGCGGACGATTTGTGTCTGGAAGGCAACGTTTTCTTGCGCGAAACTACCCAGGAAATCGTTGTTATCCATTCTTTCCTCCATTATCTAGGAACTATCCACGGTTCCTGTTTAGTATCTATTTCATAGAATGTCTGAGCTGACATATCTACTATCCAACTCATACAATCGTTGAAACCTGCGTTACGGGTCGGGTAAGTAAACGCCGACCTATCTACGTAATTTATTTGAGCCTGATACTTTTCGAATGCCTTAACGACATCCGTTCGTACATCCCATGCCATGGTCGAATCACAAAGCTTTTCAGCTTCAGGACCTACGAAGGTAAGTCGAAACGACACTTTCGTAGGTACAACCATAGTCTTATACTTCTGATAAGCACGCGTGTAAGGCTTTTTGGATATAATCCTGTAACCTATCCACGTGCCTATCTTGTCCTCCGGATCGACAGTCGGTACAAACCAGTTCGTAGAAATGGGTACCAGATACTTGTCGTCAACCCCATAAATAATTTTCAATATGTCACGTAGCGAAGCTGTATCAAGCAAAATATGGCTCCTTAACAGGTAAGGGTTGGTCTTTATCGGCCGTGGCACCAGTAACACGTTCGGTCAGGTACATTTTGTAGCCGGCCTGCTTTATATAATCCTCACCGCGCATTACGCGCTCTGTATAAGGGCTTCCTGTTCTGTGAAAGTAGTCCCCCACGTGTATCTTATCCTTATATTTAACGCTCACGTACATTGTGTCATCGTCTTCAATATCGTGGGCAGTATTTCCGCTCGTATACTTCCTGCGCGACAATCCACGCATCTTGTCGTCGACAAACATACAACGAATCAGGCGAATGTCGCTCTTATCCTGCTTCGTCCATACTTGGACAGTCTCCATGAGTTCCGGGAATGCAGATAAAAAATTACCGTAAACGCCCATGTTACGCCCACAACATAAAGTTTTCAGGGGCAGACTGTATCATATTGAGAGCATTGATACCATATTCGTTAGTAGTCAACAACTCCAATACGCTGTTATCCTGCCTAACAGTATTCTTATATCTCAACAGTACTGAGCCTGCTCTCTTCATAGTTAACGGAATGGCACCCATGCCTGAGGCATCGAGCGCACTATCCGGATACATTTCCATCAACTTCCACGCCACTAGGTAGTTAATGCACAGTTCTCGTTTGGCCTGGGCCTCGGGAGGAGAACAAAGTCCCCATAGCCCGTATACGCCCGAGAACTGTGCATTAACTACCTGTAACGCCTGGCCAAATTGGGCATCCGTGAGGTCGAGAAATCTATCCTTAAACTTGAAGTCGTTTAACTGTAGATACTGCTTCTCCACGGATGCTCCTCCTTATTTCCGCTCTTCAGTTGTATCACTAATCTCGGCTTTGAGCTTTTCGTTCTCAGCCTTCATTTCTTCCAATTCCTTTATGGCCTGTTTCTTAAGCTCTTCGAGCTCGGCTTTGAGCTTTTCGTTCTCAGCCGTCAGGTCGCTGTTCGCAGCTTTCAAATCAGCGTTGGCCATCTTCGCGGCCTTTCGGTCGCCTTGCTGCCCCTGCTGTTCGAGCTGCTTAATTCTTTCTGTAAGTTCAGTATTCTGGGCTTTAAGCTCAGCTACCTGATTACGTGCATCTATGTCTTCCCTTACATTCGGGTCTTCATCCATTGCAAGAATATCGCCAGACTTAATTAAGCTAGCGATTACAGGCTGCGTAGAAATCTGAAACCACTCAGAATCATCTACTTCCAGTGTCTTATTTCCGGGCGTGATACACGCGGGAATCACTTTGCCGTTAACTGTGTACGCCTTCTGTGACGTGCTCTTCAAATACTTCATATTGTTCTCCTTAAAAGAAGGTTGCCCACTGGGCTACCCGGAGGATAAGGAAAACTCCGGCAGTGGGCAACCAGTTTATTATCCTTGTACACCAAAGCCTGCGTATACTTCCGTAGCCGCAGGAATCGGGGCAATTACACCGGCTGTACGAGACAATGTCTTGTACTGCTCGTTGTACATTCCAGGAATGACAGGGAATACAAACTTATCCAATACATTGGCGTAGAAGTTTGTAGCCTGGCGTTCATTCTCAGGACCACCACCAATCTCGGGAGCCGAGAGAATCATGTAGTCGAACGCATTCGGGTTAACCGGTGAGCCGGCCTTCAAGAGCGGTTCAGCAACCCATTCGATTGTCGGAGTTGTGTGTCCCGGTCCCTTACCAGCGAGGTAGTTCTCAGCGAACGTCTTCATGGCGGCCTGCGGGCTGTAGACATCTGAGTACGGTGTAGATGTGAGGTAGTTGTAAGCTTCAGGGCTTACAGCAATCTTAATCTTACCGAACTTGTTGTCGGCCTTGGCCATAAAGTCGTTGACAACGCCAGCCAACATTCTGAACAAGTCAGAACCACGAGTTGTGCTCGTTGTGCTGGCATAGTAGTCTTTTACAGACTTACCAGAGGCCCATGTCTTGATGGGGTTAATCTGCATCAAGCCAGGTGTGTTGGTCTCTTCGTTGCCGTAGATAATGAGGATGTTCTTCATCATGTCCATTACATACTCGAGGTATGATTGCTTACGGGCAATTGGTGAAGTTCCCATCGGGCCCCAGCTCTTCTGCTTCTTCTCGCGCAATGTGATTGAGTATGTACCCATCATATTGATGATCGGGAATGAAGCCATGCCGTTCTTTACCTGAACGTCATTTGTCATGTTGTTCTGGAATGTACCAGTCTGACCGATAACGCCCCATCCGGCATACTGTTCAAGGAACAGTGTGAAGAGTTCGGCGAACGGATTGTTTCCAGCGTTCTCAGAACGTACCAATTCCTTAGCGTGAGAGTATGAAAGGGGTTCCTTCCAAATCTTGTTAAGGTATGTGATGTTCCAAGGGCTGAAGATTTGTCCAGCCAAGAAGTCAGGGGCGGCATCACCCATCATGCTCTTGAAAAGCATATCAAACTTCTTTGTTTCTTCGTTCCACTGAGGTCTTACTGATACCTTAGAGGCGTCTGTGCGCAACATGGCTTCTGTAGAGGCATCAATAATCTTGCGGCCAATAACAGCTTCGTCTCCACAGAACAAAGCTGAATCAGCGGCATGGGCTGGAACGCCAAATCCAGGGTCATTGTCGAAGCCTACCTCAAGTGTGCAGTTGTTGAGAGCTCGCATAAGACCCGCATCTTTTTCTACATAGGACATAGCCTTGTTTACGAGGCCACTAAATCCTTTTCCTGTTTTAATATCCATTTACGTCTCCTTACGAAATCGTATATGCGGCTGTGAGAGTTGAAGACGGGTCGTAGCCCTCAGCAACAGCAATCGCCTTGATTGTAGTCGCGGCGGTAATGGCAATGGGTCCAGTATATTCTGTTGACTGGTCTGAAGGAGCGCTTCCATCTACTGTGTAGAAAATCTTCGCTCCGGCTGTTGTAGAAGCCAAGGCAACCTCGGTTCCGCTTGCAACAGCACCAGCAGCAGGTGAAGCTGTCGGAGTAGCAGCAGCAGTTACAGTCTCACGTGACTGGGCTACTGTAAATCCTGAGCATCCAAAGAACACCTTGGCACCGTTCGGGTCAAGTGTCTCGTATACGAAAGCGTTGAGCTTTGTATATCCGCTTGCACTGATGTCTGTGCCATCATTGAAGGCAAGAACACCATCAGTGTTGCGGGCCCAAACTGTTGAACCTTCCATTGGCGCGCTCTGTGTAGCATCGTATTCCTTGATTTCAACGATACCATACATAACAGCTGTCATCGGACGGCCAGCGAAGTAGTAGTCATTCATACCGGGGTCAAGACGCATGATTGTCGGGTCGAGCATTGAAATGCCCTTGACAATATAGCCTGACTTAACGCCCTGTACCATATGACGACGGTTCGCGGGGTCAACAGATACAACACGGCCGAAGTGTACATTTTCTCCGGCTACTCCACCTATTGTAAGGGGGAGCTTGTCAACAAATACGGGTACGCCAGTTACCTGGGCATTACCTTTAAGGCTTACGGGCGCGAAAGGTCCCATGTTAGCCTGAAGTCCACCGAACTGCGGCATTATTTACCTCCCTTAAGCATTTCCATAATGCTATCGCTTGTGAATCCTGAAGCAGGTGTTCCAGCATCACCAGCCATGACTGTTGTGTCATCTTCTACGTGAGGCTGTTCGTCGCCGGCAGACTTGGTGGGCTGAAGCTTCGCAACTACGCCGTTAATAATGCGGTCATAGTCGATGGCATCGCCTGTTCCGCAGCCGTCTCCTGTTTCCTTCTTTGTTTCGTCCTTATCGCCGGTCTCTTCGACTTTGACGTCTTTCTTGTCTCCGTCTTTCTTAACCTCGATATCCTTTGTTTCTTTGCCATCTTTCTTGACTTCGACATTTTTCTTGTCGCCGTCTTTCTTAACGATGACTTCTTTTTCATCGCCGGCAAAGTGCTGCGCGTAATAGTCTTTGACAATGTCAACAGCCTTGGCTACGACAGCCTTGTCTTCATCCCCGGTAATACCTGAAAGTTCATCCAAGAAGCCGGAGAAGGTCTCGTCTTTCGAGTCGCCCATAATTGTTCGTACTGCGGCTACTTGAGTGGCCGGGTTAGCACCTGCTTTGATGCTGTCCAAGAGTACTTCAACAACACGAGCGTCTCCGGACATCGGCTTATTAGCGCCGAAAATCTTAGAGAAGAGTCCCATGCTTTTTCCTCCACTTAATATCTTTTTGAACCTTAACGGCTCAATAAGTTCATCCATAATCATGCACTGATGTCCTCCGCGAGCGGTCTGACAAATCAATAGATGATTGATTTCATTAAACCCTTTTAATACGGCCTGGTATTCTTGACCCTTATAGGTACCCGGTTTCCACTCTACGATTGGGTCATAGCCCACAGAGAGTTCACCAAATCGCTCGTAGGCATCGATACCGTCGCCGGTAATGATGGTGCCTGTAGTGTACAAGTATAGTTCCCCATCTTTAGGGTCAACCTCCGATTTAACTGTATCACCTACCATGCCTACTGCTAGTTGTTTCGCGTTAGCAGTATTAACACGAACATGATGGCCTGTAATAATAGGTACACGCGCATATAAATCTTTATTAGCCTCCAATACTTCAGGGCTTCGGAAAATCTTAAAAGTATCGCCGTGATAGTCTTCAGGAATCTGAAGGCCCATCAAGGGAGCTTCTACTGTAAGATATTCATAAAGACCGCTGCCACAGATACGCATATTCTTAATAATGCGTCCGCCACTGTTAGCGTCCTTCGGACTTAGGTCTTTTATAGCCATGTCACCACTTATTAAATCGGTAATCATTTTCCTTCTTGAGCTCCCTCTACCATAGCGGCCCCTTCTGAGGGGTCAAGCTTTGAAATCAGGTTAATCAATATGCCTGTGTGGTTTAGTTCGTCTTTTTTAATTTCCGCCAGGGCGTCTTGTACTTCAGCATATTCTGGGCCCAACGCTGCAATTACCTGTTCGTATTGAACAGTTGCCCCCTCTTCAGCCGCTGCTAAAACATGTAGCAAACGTAAGAGATGTTCTTTATCCTTAAGTTCAATCGGACAGGTATCTTTAAGTTGCATCGTCAGGGTCCTTAATTAAGTATACTGCTAAGTGATGTCGGAACATCACTTGATGCAAGCGTAACCCCGTACTGGCCATTACTAAAAGTAGCACTTTCGTCAGTCTTTTCTGTACAAGCTACGCCTGTCATATACTCCGAGGCTGCACTTGACATTACGCCTTTCATTCCAACAGTTATACTTTCAAAGCTTGATGCTTCACATAACAAGGAGTCGCCGCCCTGCTCATAATGATAGATATAGAGTGGCGTGCCCCCGGAAGGGATGTTGGTCAACGTAACAGTAACCTTCTTCATCGCATCTTCGCCTTCCGTAGGATTAACTACGACAGGTGAAGTATAGGCTGTTACGTTAATGGCGGCCGATTTATTGTCTTCAAGTTCTACATCTCCGCCACCTCCACCTTCTGTGGCTTCTTCGAATGTCTTGCCCTCAAGGTTCTCGGGGCAGATGTAGCCTGTAGGCTTCAAAAGTTCAGAAACGAGTTTTGTATCAGGAATGTTTACGCTCATTTTGGGCTCCTTTTACGATATAATAATTAAAAGAACGTACTTTAACAACGTTCTTTATTTAACCTTTTCAGATTTCTGTCCGTATATATCTTTCAGCGTATCGTACTTTAACTTAAATTCGGCTAACCGAATAAGGTCAGTTGAAGGCATTGAAACAGTTCCATCTGCGTTCTTAGTGACCTGACTTAAGGCAGGAAACTCGGGGAACGGAATATATTCGGGACGGTTACTTTGACAACACGTCAATAGCGTTATCAACAGGATCGCCGTCGTGTAAAGCGGCAAGCTTCGCTTCAATTGTCTTATTGTAGTTCTCAAGCCGTTTGTTCGCATCACTTAACTCCTTATTCTGCTTACTTAACTTATTGCAACGCTTAATTGTTAAAATTAAAAATATTATCAATAAGATACAAAGCAAAATTAAAATAATGAATGCTTTCGTCATTTTAGCGCGCCCCCGCTAAAGTTTGAATAATGGTGGGGATATTGGATACTATGGCTCCCACCAATGCAATCAATACATATTGCCATATTCTTTTTAAGGTATCCTTAGCAGCTTCTCCGCTCGCCTGCTCAAGTTTATCAATGCGTGTATCCAATTTATCAAACTTTTCGTCCATTTTCAGAAACCGTTGCTCCCCTCGTTGTAACGAAAGTTTCATTGAGTCTATCTGGGTATCATGTGTATTGACCCGCAACTGCATGCTCCTCATCTCCTCAAGAGTCTTCTGCATGCTGTCTACTTTCGTTGTCAGTGTGCCTACTGACTTATTAAGTTCGATTAACTGGTCGTTAAGCTCCATTTTATTAACTCCTTATTTATTTAGCTTTAGTATATGCGCCGGTTGTGGTCTTGGCACCTTTAGTATTGCCTTGTCCTCCGCCCAACTGTTTATTTCCGGCCTGTGGACCTAAGCCCTGAGCAGTATTGACACTCTGTTTATCCATTACATCTTCATAAGACTCGCGAGCATCCGTTAACATCTCCTCAGTAACCTTAACTGTCGGGAAGAACTGTGATGACAGCTGAAGAGCGGTATCCGGTCTTACGCCCGCTTGAACAAATGAGCTAACGGAAGCAGCGAAACGTGCTCCAACTTCGGCCAAGTCTTTCTCAGTCGAAATAACTGGCTTATTGAAAGTCATCTGTACTTCATTTCGCCTGATCCACTCATCCGAATCCTGTCCGAACACGTGAGCTATCAACGCCTCAGTACATGGGGTCATGCTGCGCTCAAGGAATCGTTGCAACATACGCAAAGTCTCAGACTGCTTTAACAAAGACTCAGTTGTATTATCGCTAAAGCCTTTATTGGGTGTGTGCCACAGTGACGGTTCCGGTATGCCACAAGATGAAGCAAGGTCAGATTTCATAGCACCTACGAACTGCTCAAAGCCGCTGTATGTACGGTCAACTACTTCGACTTCGCCTACCATGTTGACGGCTTTCGGACTGAGCGCGGACCATTCAGACATCTTCTCTTCGTTGATTTCCATCAACTGTTTAACTTTATCCGGACCGATGGTAGCCTGCAAAGCATCCAAAGGCATCTTATAAAGAACGAGAGACATCTGCTGGGCCATTACAGGTATAGATTGACAAACAATCGCATAGCCGTAATATGAACGCAGCCAGCCTGTAAAGTCAGAAGGCGCCCAGCCTATATTGTATAAGGCAACCCAATATGGGATGGGGCGAGGTTTAATTATCGCAACACGAGTCGTATTAAGCTCTAAAGAAGAAAGAGGAACGTATAAGGTGCGTGGGCGCAAATAGTCTTTGGCCGTTACTACGTAAGAAGGAACAATCATGGTGTTCCAGCGGTCGACAGAAACCCATCTATCTATACATCCTTTTTCAAGCCCTAATTTCCCTAAATCAGTCAGCATACGGCCCGGTGTATCGCGTTTGAAAACCGGGTAGAGAATTGAACCACCATAAATAAAGGAATCACACGAGGCATCGCTAACGGCGTCATTAAAGCCTGTTGTTGCAGCTGCTTCCTCAAGCCTCTGCAATTTATCCGAATTCCAGAACTTGGTATCCATTCCCTTAAAGGTGGCTCCCTGGATTACCATTCCTCTTGCTTTCTTATTGATGATGTCTGTAGGCAATCCACCATTGGCATAAATAGAAGAACCCTCGTAAGGTCCCATCATAATAGGGATATTACTATGCGTGTAGACTGAAGGGTCGATTAAGGTACCTACCTTATTCTTCGGGTTCACGAGTTGGCTATCGCCTATGATACGCGATTTCATATTGGCATAGGCTTCTGAGGGTGTTTCGGTATCAATGCCTGCTAAAGTATAACGGGCCTGTACCTCTTGGGCCTGTAAAGCAGACAACTCATCTAATTTAGAAGCCGGAAGGCGAATGATAGGCGTACTATCGCCTGTTATAGTAGACTGCTGACCGCTTTTAGCAATCATATCATAATATGATTTAACGAATGAATCAGTTGCTTTTGAAGCTAAAGTGCGTGCTTTTAATATGTTCATACCACCATCCTCGTGCGCTTACGCAAGGCACCTAATAGCCCACTACCTGTTAACAAGCTTATTTTGGCGCCGTCCTGTTTATAGCCATCCTGTTCAAACACGATGTAGTTTGAACCGCACATTGCCATAAATATGGCTACGTGTCCGTACTGGCCACCGTCCCAGACTAGTACATCTCCTGCCCGTGGTGCTCCCTTTACCTTAACAAAGTATTTCTGCTCAAGGGGCATATTGTTGTAATTCAACCATATGTCTTTGGCGCCCTGTACGGCCCCTGTATGGGGAATATGCAACACATCGTGACAGTATTGGCGAAATAAGTCTACGCACTGTGCGCCGTAGGCCTTATCGAAGTCGACCTTCTGTCCACGATATTTAAGAACGAACTCATTGAGCGTCATTTGTTACTCCATTTTGTGTCTCGGTACAACCGTGCTTCAATTGCACAATCTTATCCAGCCAGGTTGAGATGTAAATAGGGCAGAAAGGGATACCTACCGCGGCACCCATTGTTATGTAGGCCAACGCCTGGTCCATCGTCAACGTGAAATCGTTAACGATGAGCTTGTAAGTACAAACACCGAACGCGATAAACAAACATATCGCCCCAACTACCATTCCAATCAAACTTGTATCTTTCGCTTCCATCACGCTCCTCCTTATTTACGTCTTAGTACTTAATGATGTAGTTCACGCCGACTTGCTTTCCGTGAGTGGTTGTTCCAGTTCTTCCTGTAGGTGTTCCTGTTTGTGCACTTGTATTTGGGTCTACAGCAACATTTCTCCAACTATCACTAATGTCCTTGTTAATCCAAGAAAAAGCCGTATATTGATGTGTATGCGTTTGTAATTGGTCATCTTTGAATTCACCCACCGTGTATACATCATGTTCCGCGAGTACTGTACTCAACCTACTGCTTTGTCCTGCTCCGACCGGAACACATTCTCTCAAGTCAGGGACATTGAATGTATCGACACCATCTCCTATGCCATAGCTAACACCGATCACGGCAAACAGATTTGCAAATGCCGTTCTATCATATGCCGCTCCATCACACAAGAGATATCCTGTAGGTGCTGAAGCCCCTCCGAAGGGCAATATCGTTCCGGTAGGGACATTTGCCTGAATAACCAAGATTGAATCAAGACCATCCTTAAGTGCCTTAGCCGATGCAGCTACCCCACTCGCGGCCCCTGACGCTCCGTCTGTATAAGCATCGGTAAGCTTAACGTGGCCAAAATCTGTCGCACTGGCCTGACCATATACAGCTAAACCAGTATCGGGGTCTGTTGAGGAAGAAGCATGATTAATAGGTGCCTTACCGTTTATGTTGTTTTGTAAAGTATTATCCGCAGACGTTCTGTCGTTAATTTCTTGGCTGATATCACCATCGAGTTCGTTGATGGCCCCCGTGATGTCTGTAGCAATTGTATTAAACTGACCTGTACCGGCTCCATTCATAGTGGCAACACCTGTTGTGCCGTCAACAGCCAATGTACCGTAGGCAGTACTCGCTTTAATGGCCCCACAAACAAGTGTCGTAGCGGGCGTACGCGCTATCGCTTGAATCGCAATAACGAGCTGGTTAGTTACTGTTTCATCAAAGCTTGCCACACCGCCGGCTGTCAAAAGATTACTGAACTCGGTCATAATGCTATTAAAATAGCGGACCATTCGTTTCTCTTGTTCAGTAATAGTATACAATAGCCAGTTCCACCAGGCAGCAGGCAATGTGTCCAAGGGAATAACACCATCCTGATACTCGGGCATCTCCATCGCAGGAGTGCCTCCAGGAGGAATCTTGTATTCGTCAGGTGCGTTCTGAGCGTATGTCTCCATCGCAGTTAACACTGTGGACGATGTATTGGGATCTATCATGCTACCTCCTGCGCAGCATCCATAAATTCAGCGTCTTTGATGGCTGCTTTAATATGGTGTACTGCTTTAATCGCTTGCAATATCTTCTCAAATCCGTTGATACCGTGAATAATGCGCCAAACACCGTATTCGAGCGCATCACCCCAGTGGTCAAGGGCTGTTGGTCCGCTTCCTTTCTCAGGTTTACCTGTTGCATCAGCGAATCCGCGTGTCTCAAGACACATCTTCAGCTTGTTCATACCATGCTCGTTAGTAACGAGGTCGTTCTGGGGCGTCATTACGTACAGCTGGCCGAACTGGAAAGCCTTATTGATAGCTGTATTTCGTTCCGTTACACTGGGATTACGCGCGTTCCAATACAGCTCAATGTTGTTATCCTCAAACTGCTCTTCCAAACTTTCCATAATCTCTTTCCCTGACGCGTCAGGGATTAGGGTTATCGGGTTTGTTGGATACAACTGGCGCAGTCGTGAAGGCGCATTACCGATGTAGTCCCAGTGACGCGCATCAATAACGTACAGCTTTCCTTCCCTGGCAATCAACATAACGGCCGCATTGTAACCTAAGTTGAAGTCCTGGCCTACATAAATACGCTCGTCTGGCTTAACACCGAAGCGCATATATACGTGTTTGTTAGCAGCAAACTCAGGGTACGCTCTACCAGACTTCAAGTTAACAAACTTACCTTCGAGGAACGCTTCAGCCTCCTCCGGTGTATAAAGCTGTTTCAACAACCTAATCTGGCTCTTCGCCAATGAAGTATTGTCTTCTGTGCGTCCTCTTATCTTCGCATAGGGTACACCCTTCTCTTTGAATGACTCAATAAGCTGATATGTACCACCCAATCCCTGCGCAGTTGTTGAAAAGAAGATAAATGGGTCCCTCTGAGGCATATACCGACTGGCTGGTATCACTTTGCGGTTACGCTCCTGTATGGCCTTAACAATCGCCAAAACACGTTCGGAGGGTACTTCATCTATCTCATCACATATCGCGGCATGGAAGTTGTGGGCGTATATGTCATCCGGGTCCTGCATGGGCAAATAAACAAACGTTACGTTGCCTACGGTTAATGTACCCTGCTGACTGTTATCCTTATATTCAATACCGCCTTGCTCAAGGTGTACTTTCAAGTCCTTCAAAACCGTTTGTTTCAACAGCTTAATTGTAACACCCAAGATACCTATTGTGATAGGCTCGCGCACAGACTTGAACGATGATAACAAGAACTCGCATAAATAAACGTCTGTGGTCGATTTACCGCAACCGAATCCGCCAATCAGGAATATGTAAGGTATCTCAGGATACTTACGAATCAGGTTAATCGAGGCTTCCTGGTGACGGAACAGGTTATTACTGACCATCAGCCTGGCCCCTATTACTGTCCACCCCTCTGTGAATTTCCACTGTGTCTAACTTTGCGGGGTCAGAGTCGTTGAAGTGCAAGTGAATATCTCCGCCCTCTGTCTGGGGCTTGCCACTGTAACGCGGGAACATCTTCTCAAGCATCCACGTTGTAGCAGTCTCGCGACCGACCTTAGCTTGTTTCTGGCTGATGTCGTTCATGCGCTTCAACAATCCATACTCGAACTCTTTGGCGCGCATGTGTATCATTGATTGGATATTCTCATCCTGACCAATGGCTTCAATCTCTTCACCATTGAGCCCGGCGTAGATATAGGCATCTTCGGCTGCCATGCCAATAACAAGGGCATCAAAGAGTCTATCGTGCTTTTCAGGGCTTATCCGTACCATACGTCCATTATAAATACAGACGCCTATTGTGTCAAGGTCCTTTTTGAAACTGTTTCAGCTTTTACGGCCTAATACTCAAAATGGTTTGGCCCGCCTTCAAAGAACTCGTAGGCGGAAGTGAATCTATCGTACAGATGCTCACGTACGCTTTTCGGTTTATTGTGCTTAACAACACTCTTGTCGCTATCCGTACCCTGGTAATGTTCGCCTTCTTGCGGGAACACGTAACGGTTGAGTGCTTCGACAGCTATCTGAATTAAATCGTCCCACGTTTCAACTTCCGGTGTCGCAGGCTCATACTTTAATCCGTGACCGGCTAAGGACGGCGGAGCCGGGTAAACAAGCCCTTCGGGAGGCATAGTAATAAAGCGGAACATTGCGTAATTAGCGATATTGACCTGGTGTTCGAGATTCTTATCCTTGTCGAAGCCGAAACCTTCAAAGGTCGATAGCTTCTTGTAATGGGTATACGACTTATCTTTAACCCAGCCGTATTTATAATGAGACATAGTAGCTGCGTCCCTCATATGTTGCTGGAATTCGTGTATCTTAGGAATAGGGATGTTAGCAGGGGCATATGCCTGCATGAGGTTAAGAAACGATTCGCTAATGTCTTTTGACTGTATATCTGCCAACTGGTCCATGGGTAGCCTCCATCATGAAACGATAATTCCGTTCGTGTTATATAAATTATAAAGGACCGAGGGTACTTGTTCAATGTACTAAAAGGGACCATTAAAGGTAGCCTAGATTATTTTTTGAAGCCGCAGGTGGGTCTGGGAAAGTTGAGAAAAGGGACCATTAAAGGGGGCGCTATGGTGCCTGATGATGATATAGAGTGAAGTGCAAATCTATCACTTAAACACAGTAAAATTGGGTCATAAGGAGGTATACTATGACTAAGGTAGTTTATTTTGACATGGATGGAACAATTGCTAATCTTTATGCAGTTAATGATTGTTTCAAAAGGTTGGATGCATTAGATGCTAATGTATATTCAGAAGCTTTACCTATCAATAAATATATTGATATGTTAAAAGAATTTAAGAATATGGGATATAAGGTTATTATACTTAGTTGTTTAGGTATGATATCTGAACCTACATTTGATAAAAATACCATAGATAATAAAAATAAATGGTTAGATAAATATGTAGGTACAGAATATATTGATGAACGTATTTATATACCTAATACTAAACATAAAGAACAATATATAAAAGAATATGGCATCTTAGTAGATGATGATATTAGGGTTCTTTATAATTGGCAGTATGATAGAATATGGGCCAATAATAAAGATAAGGCAATTAAATAGTTATTTATATTATCTTAAGGAGGGTAATATGTCTACACTTAACCTGGTTCGCTTCTCCAGCACAAAGAAGCAGGCTCGTCAGTTGTTGGCTCTCGAAGAGAGATTCTTCTCTTCACTTACTAAAGACATTAGTAAGAAAGCTTACAAAAAGTTGTCCAACGAATACTTCGCACGCTGTGAACAACAAGAACCTCAGCCTACTTGGGCTGATTACTTCATGTCTGCGGAGTACGACGACTAAAACAAAAGACCTGAGCAAGTCTCTAAACTGCTCAAAACTTACTAAGGAGGACTATATGTCTAAAACTACTAGGTCCGCTTGCCGTAACAAGCATGATGAACAATGGCTCGCTTTCTGCGAGGATTATTACAGCTCTCGCAGAAAGCAAAGGCTCTCGGCATTCGAGATTTCTCCTGCCATGAGCGAAAAGCAAATCTGTGACATCTTAGGTATCGAATGGCATAGGGCTGTTCGCTTCGAAGAAACATCACACAATCGTGATAACCTCTACTACATTCTCATTATGGAGATAAGTAGTATTAACTACGCACAAGATATCTATAATGATGATAGCCCAGAACTCGAGGAAAGGCATCAGAAACTAGTAGAGGTATTCGATGCCCTTTATGCGGGTCGTGTACCTTCGGATATTATCCGTCACGACTTCATCTGTAACAACGACTGCTAACAAATTACGGGGGCTGCGCATCCTACACGCAGGGAGGTATAACTATGAAAAAGGTTGTATATCGCTGGGAGTGCAGCGATGGGACATCTAGCTTTACTGGTGCAAACCGCCGAAAAGCAGACTACGGGTATGTTTTCGTTACCATAAAGTCAGCCCTGATGTGGTTACGGGACTTGGGTTGGGGTTACGATAACCCTAAGCATAAAGACTTAGTCCTCTGCCTTTATGAGGCGGAAGAGTGTTATCCTGCTACTCATGATATCGGAACGCCGGATAAACCTCATCCTGGTATGTCTAATTACATCGATAGGTTCTGCAATGAATACTACGCCAAAATAAGTAATAGAATGCCTATTGCTTATATGGCGTATGAGGATATCAAGACGTTCGGCAAACAACTGAACAAATGCAAAACCCAGAAAGCCATTAAGGAATTCTTGGGGTTGCCTGCTAAGTATAAGCTACAGGAAGATGAAGTACTAATAAACCTTGAACCAGTCGTGTGGACACGCTACATTCATGGTCCAATGGTACTTACTCATAAGGAGGTATAACTATGGATCAAACAATGGTTGATGCTGCATGGATTAAGTTTCAGGTAGCGTTAAGCAATCAGGAAGCTGTTAAGAGATATCTTAACAAGGATAAGGTGGCGTCCGATAGATGGATGAATTATGGTAAAACAAAGGAGGGCAAGAAATGCTTAAACAAATAGCTCGTCTGGTCTGGCACTGTGGTGCCAAGAAGTTGGGTGCTCGTCTAATGTCATGTGCATTAGATAGAGATTATCATAAATGGGTTAACAGTCATAAGGAGGTGTAACTATGACAAACAACGACATTACTAACTGGGGTGAGAGCTGGTATGAATTTAAGTACTTCAGCTACAAAGACGGGGCTATATGCCTTTACAAGATGCCTCAAGACGAGTTCGAAGAATTCAAAGAGGCCTATGAGAAAATCAAGGGCGTCTGTGCTCGACAGGGAATTAAATCGTTGCCGGAATATATTCGGGCCGTTTTGGCATTGAATAATTAACAGTTGGCGAGGATATTAGACTGACTTCACCTCGTATAAAGAAAATCCTATATTCTTCAATCAATAGTATACTAGGAGGTATAACTATGAAAAAGACAGCTATGGTTAAATTGGTCGATGCTAAGGTATCTGAGATGGAGGCTCGCTTGACTGAGCTCTTGGCTTCAAATGCTTCGGACAACACGAAGCGTACACAGAAGTTCCAAAGGACTTCTGCAATCCATACAATGAAGGTGGTCAAGGCCCTCATTGAACAGTTGCCCGCAGACATCAAGCTCGATGAACAAATCGAGAAGTGGTTCACTTCGATGGTAACTCTTACTGCAGAGAGGAAGGCTGCAGTAACTGTAGAGGTCAAGGAAGGTGATAACATCATGCAGCTTATGGAAGAACACAAAGACACCAAGGACATCTACAAGAAGATGATGGCCGCTGCTGAGAAGGCAGGTCTGAAGGCAGACTTTGCAAAGGGCGTCTTTGTAAAGAAGTAACGTTGGTGTAGATATTAGACTGACTTCACTACTATGGTAAAGAAAATCCTATTTATCTTATTTACAGTCATAAGGAGGTCTGAAATGACTAACAAGGTTCCGCCGCATGGCGAAAGGTATACACACAACTGGTCCATTGAGTTCGATGGCAAGAACATATTGGCCCTGTGTGCGGTAAGGCCTAAAATGTCGTATGCCGAACTACTTACAGTGATTCGGGCTGAAGGTGGCTATGTCGATTCTGATGGAATCGTACATAAGGGTACTGCTCGAGATAAACTCTGGAGCGATTAAATCTTATGGGGGCTGCGCATCCTACACGCAGAAGGAAAGGTATAACTATGAATATCATCAAAACAACAAAGAAAGGACGCGTAATCGTCTACTCAGATGAAGGTTTCGAGGAAGCCTTTAAGTATGCGAACGAACATGGATATCCTTATTGGATATGGAATGGCTTTACCAAGTCTGGTAGGTACTGGATTGAATTATCCAAGGGACCAAAGAAGGAGGACTAATATGTCTAAAATGGTTAACGGTGCTCTCAATCGCATCTATTGTGAGGACGAGTTGAAGCTTATTGCTGAAGCTCTTGAAGCGTATGCAGACCATCTGCATGAAACACAGAAGGACCTTACGGACATTGATGAACGTAACGAATTGTACGATACTCAAATCAAAGAGATTCACGTACGCACAATTCTCAGTGACTTCATCGGGAAGTAAGTAACAACAATCGACAATTTAGGTCTTCGGAGTGTGGTCGGGGAATAAACACTGTCCAAGGAGTTATATTATGGTTAAGGTATCTTACAAGTATGGAAAGATGAGAGGAGCCATGGAGATGGCTGTGCAATTAGAGAATGAGGCAATAGCCGACATGCTTAGGGGTGAAGGCTCTACTGTATGCCTTAATAAGTCTAAAAATGCATGGGAAGTATGTATACCCAATGCAAATGTATTACGGGTGTTACAGTACATCGAACGAACACTGGCTAATTGTACTCCACATCTCGAAAAACTACCGAAGGGTATTGATGCTGTATACGAGAGTAATGCATACTACAACGTATATCTAATGCTCTTCTGGGCGCATCTCTATGAAGACATACTAAGAAAGTATGCCGAAGTAACTGAATAAATAAGGAGGCTTAATATGAGAATGCCACAAGCTCCATAGTCGAATACCTAACTCGGCTCGTATTGTAACTAACGGTCTACCCGCTCAGGCCTAACTAGAGCAGGCTACTATAAGGAAGGAGTGCAGGATACTCCTTGGGTCACTCCCCGCCCGGACCCTGCCCAAAATCGCCCCAAAAATAACGCCCCCTATTTTATGCGTGCTAGCACCACGTAACGTTTACTCTTGTAACGTACCCCTTAAAAATTTTTATAAAAAATGAAGAAAACAGTTGCTTTTTGTAATAAAATATTTTATAATTATAGTATAAGAATTAAAAAGAACGTTGGAAATAAAAACAACTACTATATGATATCGTTTCACGAAGCGTTATCATACGGTCGTTGTTAACGACGTCAGAATAAGCTGTCGAGCTTTATACGAAGAGGTATGACTATGAATAAGTCACAATCAATCAAACTCATCGATGAGAAAATCGATGAACTCAAAACAACCATCGCTACTTTGAAGGTTAATGAAACCTTGAGCAAAGCGACTCGTGGAACCCAGCTCTACGCTAGAGGAAGGGAGCGTAGAATTCTTCAGTTGGTCAAGGAACTCGTCTCTGCTGTTCCTGCTGAAACAAAGTTGAGCGATGCATCAATGGATACGTTCGTCTTAATTACAACGCTTGCCTCAGAACGCGTCCAACAGAAAGCAGTCGAAGTCAAAGAAGGCGATAAGCTGATGGACTTGCTGAAGAAGTATGAAGACAGAAAAGACATCCTGAAGAAGCTACAGGCTGCTGCTGAGAAGATCGACTGTGTCGTTGACTTCGCATCACAAACAATCAAACACAAGTAAGACGTAATCGAACCACGCTATAGGAACTCTTATAGCGTGGTTCTCTTTTGCTCATATAGGAGGGTATAATTATGAGTTGCAGAATCGATATCAATGGTATCAAATACACGTTGGCTCTTTCAGTCGTCCTTACTGGGTTCCAGGTTGCTCTGGCAGTCTTAAATTCCCAGGGGTATGTAGACAATCACTATACCTCAGTCTTCAAGACGTTCGAGAACTACTGGGACGCTAAAGACTACTACTCTAAAATATATCGCTATAACACTGGCAAGGAGCTCTAAAATGACTATTGACGACATGCATCGCATACGTCAGTTAATCGACTGTACTGTATGTGACGACAATAACTGGGATCTGTGTCATAAGCTACTGACCCCTGAACAACGTAACGAATACGCTGCAAAATACGGTTGTATCTGTGGTTGCAATTGTAACTATTGCATATGCAAGGAGGAATGTGACAATGTCGATTACGATTGAACTAACAGCTGAGGAAGCTGAATACCTCAAGGACATCGTAAGCGGAGCACGCGATGATTACTCTACATCTACTTGTGATGATGACGTAATAGCAGTCTGTGACAAGGTGTTAAAAGCACTCGAAAATGGGGCCCCTGATGATAACAACTGAGCAATTCACAAAGTTCTGCAAAATATGCTCTGCTAACGTTGTCGGTCAGGATGGGCGCATTCGCTTTAACTACAAGCAACTTAGGACATGCCTGGCTACCCACTCTGAAATTGGGGTTGAGGAGCTATTCGATAAATGTCTGCAGTTTGCTGGCATAGTGCCTCAGGACAGTCTGGAGCGAACCACGTTGCTCCTACTCTTGTTGGATATCCATATGACTTATAAACTCGTGACACGAGAACTGATAACACAGGATGAGTCAGTAATGGACTTGAAATCATTGTTTATAGACCAGTTGGACTCTGAAACAGAGTCACAGAAGGAGGAACTATTTTGAAGACAATCACAATTATGTTTGATGAGGCAGAGGCTGAGGCCTACGAGGATGTGTTGAAGGAAGCCATCGAAGTGGAGCGTGATGCTTACTTGGATGAACGCAAAACATTTGACGATGATACAGATGATGACGACATCGAGTGGAACTCACACGCTATCACTGTATGCGATGACTTATTAACACAGTTGAATAAGCTGTTCCCAAGGGATTAAAACAAAGTGAGGTCTGCGGTGCTATATACACTGTTACACCATCGGCAGACCAATCTGCCTTGCATTTCTGTAGCGACAGTTTTTAGAGACGTAAGATGGGCTATTTAATTATGACGAGAAAAAACTACAATATTGAATATGACGCACAATTTTGAAAATCTCATTTTAGTTAATTGGTTTGGCGGCAAAAACTAAAGCGTGAAAAAAATTTTAAACTGCGACTAGTATATACATAGGAATTGGACAAGCGCATTTATTTCTTTATTTTATAAAGAGTTACATGCACCATGTGGAGTGGACATGAATGCGTCATAGCCTGGAGCATATTTCCCTTTTGGACGCCTTAATTCCAGATTTTGCTTACAGTTAAATCGCTCCACTCCACCTTGGCATACCAAAAATCCAGCCATTTCTCATGGAAAAAGTGGCAAACGAGCACGGAAATTCCCTCAGATTGGCCCGACTGGATCGCAGGCATCGCATAGACCTTTACCCTCCTTTTATGTCATTCATAAAAGGAATTTTAATAACATGTCGGTTTGGATTTTGATAACCGTTAAAACGAGATTTATTTTTAGAATTGATATATAATAGAAGCATAATAAGGAGGCTTAAATGAAAACATTAGCAAAGGTAGATTGCCGTAAGGTATGTTACGCCAATCTTGTTAACCACTGTATTAACTGCCCTAAATGTACACTAGCATGTGCTACTCGTCACTCAAAGTACATCAACGACCTACCCTACATGGATAAACTCGTGTTGGAAGCAGTAATGGGTGAACAGGAAGAATTCGATGATGGAACTGGAGCCAACGCTCTACTAAAGGATTACCTCGAAGGCAGAGCTCAGGTTACCATCTCCTATGTTACTTCTAAGGACAACAAAGGCAAGAAATACTACACACATGTTGTTAATTGTTCTTACAAAGACGGCCACAATATCTAATAGGAGACCCAGAATGATAACGCAAAAAGAAGCATTCAGACGGATGCTACGCAACAAGTATCCTAACCACAACCGCATCGCAATCGATGCAATGCACGCATTTGTTGTTGACAAGCCTTTGGACCCGAAAGAAGCTTACCTTTATTATCAAACAGAAATAAAAGGTGGACGTTATATCGTGTTCTATGGCTTAACAGCGGAACAGGTTCAGGAAAACATCGATGCCGCGATTAACGGTGACATTCCTTTAGCAACACGTCAGCAGACAGGTGGTGAAGATGTTAAAGCACCTTCGACATACCAGAACTTCGAAGCCTGGCTCGAACGCAAAGGAATCAAACCAACGATGCGCGTTTACAAAAGTCGTTCAACCGCAGCGTCACTCTTGAACCCAATGCAGAGACAAGACGTTGTTATCGAAGGTTGCAGGGCAACAGAAGAAGTTCGCAACTGGTATGTTTACGAATTCAAACCGCCAATGCAAGGTTACAACGCCTACTTCCCCTGCCTACCCCACGCAGTAATTGTTAACAAAGACGGCTCGGAAACACTTTATGTGTTAGCCAAGGCGCCTACAACAACTTACAGGTATGAGAGCAAGAAGGCCAAGATATTGAAGACCTTCGAAACTGTCCAACCTGTTGAACAACAACTTACTGTTGCTTTGTCAACTGGAGACGATGCCGAAGCAATGCGCTTATACAACATCATCCAGCAGACGATAACCGAATCAACCGCGGAATATACGGTTGATTGCAACATGCTACGCGAAGCGATGAACAAGGGCACATTGCATATTATGATTATGTCAGGCAAGGGCAGGAAAGAGGTCGTTAAAGACGAACAGGAGGATTTCTGATGACAGTTATCAACATTAAAACGGTTTATCGATTGATAACCGTTAACACTTGCTTTTTATTTCAAAATGTTTTATAATTAAAGCATAAAATGAGTTCAAAGGTTGAACGCATTTTATAAATGGTAACCGAAAGGTTATCAGAACAGTAACAACGGTTGAGCCCGTATATCCTGAAACAGTTCGTTGAACAGGTTTCAGTAATAGAGTACGAGACAACGGGAGTTACGTTACCGGTCAGAGCCCTGACACAGAGCAGAGGACAGAGCCGGATGGAGGACATTATGTCATTGTTGGATGCTGCTAAAACAGAAGCTGGTGTTGCTGGAACTGAAGAGAAGACTTCAAAGAAGTCTAACTACGAGTACCAGAAGAAGCAGAAGGAAAAGGCCCTTGCTTCAGCTAACTTGATTGCGAAAGTAATCGAGCGCGCCAAGGTAACTCTTTCCGCTGAAGAGCAGGAAGCTCTCGACTTCTTGTGCCGCAAGCCCAAAGCTGGTGCTGCTGGCGGAAACTTTGGAACACCTGTTATCAACAAAATCTTCGGAGCCGAGCTCAAAGCCGGCGCCAAGGCTACAGCCATTGAAGTTTTGGAAAAGACAGGCAAAGGCTTCGCTGAAATGCGCCAGTTGATGAAGAAGTGGGCCAAGAACGGAATCGAAGTATCATACGACGAGAAAGTTAAGGCTTACGTCATCAACAAACTCGCCTAATTAGGCAGCCCTCCCCACTCCTCAGGGGAGGGCATTTATTTTACAGTAAGAAGGTCCAAAAATGGAAGTCAGTAACATCAGTAAGGAAGAACAGAAATACGGTGATAAGGTATACACACTCAAAGGTATTCCAATGATGCATGTGCGCGAGGTATCAGAAAGTCTCGGACTCAGCAAACAGTGGCTCAGACGCCTTATGCTGGACGGCAACGTGATTCGTAAGATGAAGTTTTACCGCGACAGAAGCAGGCTGATGATTCCTATTGCTGAACTTGAGGGATTTCCGTTCCTTGACAAAGGTAAGCCTACGATTGGTGTTCAGATTTATCATTACGTATTTAAGAATGGTGAATGGGTACGCGAAATATGCAAAACGTGTTCATACACTGAAGAACTTTGTGAAGCGCGTAAGAAAGCTGAAGCACTGGTTGTACCAGAAGGAGACAAGTAATGGAATGTTCTCAATGTATGTATACCATGGTTCCGAAGACCTTTGGGGTCAGAGTTATGTGGACATGCCCAGTATGTGGATATTCAGAGATAAGGAGCGAATAGTATGTTTTTCAATCGAACAGATGAAGTCCGCGAAATCGAAGAAGAAACCGGACATTGCATAGAAGATTTTATGGATGACAGCTACTTTCAAAGAAGAGCAGAGGTCATGGGCTACGATTTAGAAGAAGAGGAGGAGGACGAAGATGACGAAGGAACTCTTTAAGAAGTTTGTTGAACATAAGCTTGATGGGGTTGATGTGCAACGTGTAGCTGTTGAAGCATATGCGAAAACTAAAGAAGTATGCAACGAAATGAATCGTATGTGCCAGGCATTGGCGGACTATTGTGAAGAAAATAAGTATGCTTTACAGATGGCCCAAGTTTCACTTGTTATTCAAGGCTACTTTCCTGGCATGGATAAGGACGATCCTGAACATGTAGGAACAGTAGGCTTTATATGGGGTTCAGGCCGCAGCGTTGAGGAGAATATATCACGTATCTTACAAATACATATGCGCTCTGAGGGACGCAAAATACTGGAGGGTTAAAAATGAAGAACGTAGGGTGGACGCTACTCATTGTAATTATGCTTATGTGCCAAATCCTGATACTCATAATGCTTATGGATAAGAAGACACGCGAAGATAGGAATGCAAGCATCGTGGAACAAACACTCCTGATGAACAACCAGGCCGCAGCCCTGAATCTTGAAACAGAAAAATTGCGTAATCATTATTATCAGGTTTTGCAACATACAGATATGTTCCCAAGCGCGGATTACGGAAAGGAGAATAAGAAATGACAAAAGAAGAGCTTGAAAAGGAAAACGCAAAACTAAAGGAAACCGTTGCTTGTCTACGGGAGGATATTGATGTCAAACGCAAAGACATTGATTGGTATAAAAAGCGCGGCGCAGAATTGGATAGTATGCTTACGGATAAAATCAGAGAGGTCAAAAAGGCAAAAGAAATAATCAAAAAGTTAATGAGTTTTCCTGTTCGACTATGCAGTTGTATACATACAGTAGATTTTGAAAAAACAAGGGAAGAAGCAGAGCAATTCTTGGAGGAAGAGGAATGACATTATTTGAAGCGTTACCAACTGATATTGACACAGCGCTCTATCATTATTGCAAGGACGACGAGTGTCTGAATGATGCTATGTTGCGAGCATTAAGAAATGAATTGAAAATCGACCAAGTTGAACACAACAAGTATTCCCACGATTGCTTTCGTTGCGATAAGTTAAAGGAGAAGATTAAGAACTACAAGGAAATGTGTGAGGATATGAAAGCGGATATGTGCAAAACTAACGATAAAGTTCTGTATGATTACTTGAACAAGTTGTTGAAAAAG